GGCGACGACAGCCAGGGCGACGACGACCAGGGCGACGACCAGGGCGATGGCCAAGGCGACGACAGCCAGGGCGACGACAGCCAGGGCGACGACGACCAGGGCGACGACCAGGGCGATGGCCAAAGCGACGACCAGGGCGACGACCAGGGCAATGCCGGTGGCGATCCCAATGGCGCCGGAAGCGGGACCGATGGCCTAGACGATCGCGATTGGTTGTCGGGCTCCCCATCGGTGGACGATATCGCCGCTGACAAGTCAGCGGCGAACGATCCCCGCGCCACGCGCCGTTCCTTGCTGAACAGCTTTCGCGGCGCCGAGGTTAGCCCCGTTCGCAATAGCTACGGCAATAGCCCCACTACCACGGCGGAGATGCGGGACCGCGTGAAACGGCCGGCCGTGCTGACCGACAGCATCGCGCGCCTCGTACTATCCGAGGCGCGCAACACGCGCGATCGTTACCTGTCGACAGGACGCTTTGACCGTCGCGCCATCGGACGCGCCTCTTGGGGAGCGACCAACGTGTTCAGCCATCGCGAGTACGCGGAAGGCGTCGAAACGGCGGTATTCCTGCTAATCGACGGCAGCCAAAGCATGATGACGCTGGGCCGCATGCGTGACGCACAATCGCTCGCCTATCACCTTGGCCACGCAATCGACGATGCCGGCGCGCAATGCGCCATCGGCGGTTTCTATTCCTGCGATCGCCTAGACCCTAACGGGTTTAGCATCGCCATGCGCATGGCCAAGCAATGGCGCGATCCTGTCGACGCGGTAAAACTGTCGCTGCTAGGCGCCACCGGGACGACGCCCCTATCCCCCGCCATCATGGCAGCAAGCGACATGCTGGCCAGCGTGCGCGACGTCGGGCGCCGCATCCTGCTACCGCTAACCGATGGGTGTTGCGACCTAGGAAGCGACGCGGTACGCGACGCGTGCGAATACGCTGGCAACCTCGACGTCGAGGTTGGCGGCATTGGTATCGGTGGCAACACGGACGTTGCCAACATCTTTCCGCTAGGCGTCGACCTTGGTCCCGGTGGCGACGTCGCGGAAGCTGGCCTGCGCCTGTTGGTCAACTTGCTGGAAAGGGAGCGCCGCTAGATGCGCATCTTCACGCTGATTGTGGTGGCCATCGCCTTAGCGGCATGGCTGACCGAGCCTTGGCGTAAAGGCCACCCCTACACCAAGCCGGCGCCGGAAGCTGCACCGGAACCTCGCAAACCGATCCGCGAATAGGAGGAAAACCACTGTGGCCGAAAAGGATTTTGTTTCGCGAGCAAAACGAGAAATGGTCCCTGATATCGGGCAACTCGACCACACAGCCAAACTCGCGCTAGATCGCGCAGTACGTAGGGGCGAGATAAGAAAGTGGCGCGGCTGTTGGGATACAGGCGAGCTATGGGGACTAGGGCGCCCGAGAACGTGTTACGGCCCTGTAGATCCCTAAAATCTAATCCCTCCGACAATCCCCGCGCCTAGCCAGCGCGGGGATTTTTTGTGCCATCGCCGCTAAGGCGCCTAGGAACGCGCTACAACGCGTGAAGCCTGTCCCGGCTATGGGTGTAGCCATGCCATCCCTTGGCGCGTCCCTGCGGCCGTTAGCGGGCGCCGGCGAGGCATCGCCGGCGCCTAGGTATCGGCGCCCGGGGAAACGGCCGCGCGGGGATCGATCCCCGGGGAGGCAAACCGGCGATGGGGCGATCACCTGGCCGCGCCGGGCAATTGCCCGGCTGGCGCCCGGCGCCGCGTCGCAGGACACGGCGCCGCGTCCCGGGGACGTCCTAGCCACCGCTCCGGCGCCCATCGGCCGCCAGCCGCCCCAGCCGCGCGCTTGGCCCGGACCCCGGCCCCAGCCAAACACCACTCACGGCGATTTTGCTCACGGCAATTTTGGATTTGTAGCACTGTAGCACTGATTTTCATTCTCCCTACCTTTCTACTTTTGTCTTCTCTTGTGTCTTTTTCCCCCTCCTTATTTTCTATAATTTACTAATACATTATATATCAGTGCTACAGTGCTACAGTGCTACAAGGTTGTATATTAAAAGGAATTTTGTAGCGGTGCGAAAAGCTGGCGGTGTTGCGTATACGCTTGCGTAATCTCCTTTGTCGTGAAGCTCTCGAACCCAGAAGGACACCGCATAATCCACATTCGCATAGCCGCAAAATTTCCCAATCGCAGTGCTACACCGTCGCGCCATTGTTTTGCCCCCAATCGCGACACGATTGGCGCCCACTTATTTGCGGTCGGGACGAACCCCAGGACGTGCCGGCCGGCGCGGTCGTAAGCGTCCTGAATGTCCCGCGACGTCATCAGGTCAGGCCAGTGCTTGTCCTCGATCTGCTCACGCGTCCAGGCCGTCAACCGATCCTCGCCCAACCGGATCATCGCCTGCTTACCCGGGGTCATCGGAGCCTGTGCCATCAGTCGCGCCTTCTCCGCTGCGGTCAGCGCAGCGTAGCGGCGATGCAGATACTCGCTGATCAACCCCCAGCCCTCGCCTTCGAGCCACGTCTTCAAGTCGGCGTAGAACGCCCCAGGCAGCGGCTTCATCGGCGACATCACCACCAAAAACCGCCGATCGCTCTGCGACAGCGGCAGTGCATCCCCCGCGTTTGACGTGATCACCCACGCCGAGACGTTGGGGACGTGGTAGGGCGCCGTGTAGATCTTGCGGATCTCGATCATCCGGGACGTGTTCTCGGTCCACGGTTTGATCGTCTCGTAGATGTCGTGCGTCGTCGTCGCGCCCCGCGTGTTGCGCGCCAGGTCCGTGACGCTGACAAACCGCTTCTCGGCAAAGGGGTTAAACCCACCGCCCAGCGTCCCGGCCGCGGGCGTCGCATAGTTGCCGTCCCCGACACAGCGCAGGATCGGCCACAGCATCATGTCCTTGCCGATCCCCTGGATATCCGACTGCAGCACCAGCCCCCAGCCCGGCTTGATATCCGGTGCGGCCACAATGAGTGCAAACCAATCCAGCACCCACTCGGCGACGTCAGGCCCCTCGGCCTCGCAGATCGCATCGACCAACTCGAGCCAGGGCGCGATCATCGTCTCGTCGACCGCGCGTCCCAGACAGGGACGTGGCGCCGGCCGATACAGGTTGACCCGCAGCCGCCCGGCCTCGTCGAAGATAAACTCTCTCCCGGGCCAGTAGCTTTGCGCGTAGACGATCCGCCCCCGGCCCGGGCCGGTGAACCACGCATGCGGCGCTAACACCGCGACGGTATCCTTGCCGGCTTTCTTTGTCGCCACCGTCAGCCACGGTCGCAGTATCTCACGGCGAGCCGAGTTAAACGCATCGATCGAGATCAGCCCCAGCCCGAGCCGATCAAAATAACGGTTCTCGGTTTCGACAAAGACGTACTGATCGAGAACCACGTCCCGGTAGAGCGGCCCCGACGTATCCGGGACCTTGTCGAACAACCCGCCGGCGACGCCGCCCGGCCATAAGCCAGACTTGTCGACGTACTCTTCCAGCCACTTCCGCAGATCCAGCCCGGTTCGACTAGCGCAATGCCCGTGGTGGCACTCAAACCCCCCGGTATCGGGGAAGTACGCCGCCCCCGTCTCGGTCTTGATCGTGTGTTCGTGCTCCCACGGGCAGACAATCTCCACCCCCAACCGCGACGGGATCATCCCCTTGACGTAACCCAAGCGGTACAACCACCCGCCCACGAGATCCTTGCCGATCAGATCCAGCGTCGACTTGCCCACCCGAGACGTCAGCCCGGTGCCTGCACCGGGCACCACCACACCGCGGTCGATCACGTCCTGGGACAGCTTCAGGACGTCGTCAGGCCCCAGGTCGCCAGGCCCATCAGGGCCATCCTTGACCGCTGACATCAGCCGCGTCGCGAACTTGCCCCCGTAATCGGCCTTTGTGTTCGTCCCCATCGGCAGCCGCATCACCCGCGTCACCGACTTGGCGTCCGACTTGATAAAATACCCGAGCTGCTTGGCCGTCACGACATCCGTGACGGCTGGCTTCAGCCGGTAGAACCATTGCTGGTTCCCCGGCGACGTCTCCCACGACCAGCCCGGGACGCCGAGCTTGGCCAGCGCGATACCCGGGTCGACCTTCTTGCCGATCCCCACGTCGTCGAGTGCGACGACGTGGAGCGAGGTAAAAAAGACTTCTTGTCGTGGTCCCGAGAACAGCGAGACGCAGAAATAGTTGTTGTTGCCGGCCGGCAGGGGCCACCGTTTCTGCGCGATCAGGGAACCGACCCGCCACACTGGCCAGCCGGTCTTTTTGTCCGCGGGGCTTTCCGGGAAGCTCGTGACCAGCACATCCTGCCAGCGTGACCCAAAGGCCCACTTCAAGAAGCGCGTCGAGACGGAGGTATCGTCAGCCATGACCCAGGTCCCCTGTGAACCGTGTAGGTCACTGTATTGTCACACACAAACCGACACCCGACGCAAGCGCCTCTTGATAACCACAGCCCTTAGTGCTATTTAGACAACCGGGCACTAGGTTTGGCGACGGTCCCTTGTTCAGGTCCCCTAACCGTAGCAACCGGCTTTTGTCAGCCTAGTGGCCCAGTAGATCCAAACTCGACGGCCCCGCGCCTTGCGGGGTCGTTCTTTTTTGCGGTACTCTCGCGTCCTGACGAACTCGTCAAGACAGGACCGGACAATGAACGGCACCGAGCAGCACCGCGAAATGCCCGAGAAGGGCAGCCCCAAGGGCGGCGCCATCAACGAAACCTCCGACAGCAGCTCGTGGACCGGCCAGCCGCCGATCAGTGAGCCGGTGAAACCGTCCGGCACGCCGCCGTCCCACGGTGGCGACAAGGGCAGCGGGCGGCGTTAAATGCGCGGCCCGCGTCCCACGCGGTACGAGAAGACCCAGAGCGATCTTCGAGAAGATCGCCGAGGCGCGAAGCGCCTCGGCGTCTCGCTCAGCCAGTACGAGAAGACCCAGCGCGACAAGCGCGAGGATGCCGCCGGCCAGCGGCGCCTTGATAAACGCAAATAGGGGCCGGCCCGTCTGCGATCCGGCCCCTACCGCGAAATGTGCTACGCCTTACTGTAGTCTGTTGATCCGCCGCTCCATCTCGACCGGCCCCAGCCAAAGCCAGCCGGCGTCGCGCATAGCGTGAAACTTAAAGGCGTCCCGCGCGGCATCGAGCCAGTGATAGCCGGCCAGTTCCTCGCCCTCCTGGCGGCGCCGTACCGCTTCCGCCTTGATCTGCGGCCACAGGATGCGGATATCGAGCCGGCGCGTTTGCCAGTACCACAGCCCAAGCAGCCAATTCATCGGAACAGGCACTCGTTGCGCCAACGCCGTCGCTCCTTGTGCGCTGCCCACAGGATGCCGGTGATAAACCCTACCCAGAACACGATCCAGGCGGTCACCCCGATAGCGAGCATGGCTCGCCCTCCCTCACGACAAAAGAAACATAAACAGCCCCACCACCCCCAGCCCCACCACGGCAAACGCCGCGATAAAGCCTGCACTGCGGTAGCGAAACGCCCGCTCGACCACCAGCAGCACGATGATCAGAGCGACGATCGCCCAGAGCGCGCCGCTCACGCTGCAGCCCTCTGCACGGCTGAGCCGGTCATTTGCTTGCGCAGCTTCTCGCGCTCGACCGGGTCATCGACAAACTCGTTAAGGAACAGGCATGCCCCACACACCGGCTTGGGCGGCGGGTTCTGTTGCGGGAAGCTGTAGACGTCCCGGCCGCAGTCCCGACAGACAAAGAAATCGCAATCATGCTCTGACATTTTATCTCCCCCTCATCCTTCGCCATTTGCGCTCGTACCCCAGCGCGAAGCCCACCCAGGTCATGGTGTAGTTGTGCGGCCGGCGCGTCTTGCCCGACAGCCAGTTCTGGATCGTGCTATGGCCGACATTGTAGGCACCCCCGGTGGCCTCGCTGACTTCCTTGGTGATGTCGGCAACCGATAGCTCGCTCTCGTGGATCAAAGAGCAAAGCTCTTCCATCGCTGGGTCCCGATCGGTAAATCGGTAGCCCCGGTCCCGCTCAAGAAATTGCAGCTTGTGGACGGTTGCTTTGGCCATCGGGGGTCCCTCCCTTAGAAGCACTTATCGGCGGCTGAGCGCAGCCGGCTGTCGGCCTGTCGGTGCCAATAGTGCGTCTCGATCATCTGGTAGGTGTCGCCGACCAACTCGGCCATCTCCGCGATCGTCACGCCACCACGCAGCCCCAGCGTGATAAAAGTATGCCGCATACAGTGCGCCGTCATCCACGGCCACGGCGTCGTCTTGACAAACGTCGCCCAACAGGACCGGATCTCGCCGGCGCCCACCACGCTTGCGTAGCGTTCCGCCGGCGGGATCGCTTCGAGGAAGCGCAGCAGGCGCTCGTTGATCACTGCGAGAACGCGACGCTTGTTGGTCACCTTGCGTCCCGGGACGCGGAAGTCGATCGTCCGCTCGATCAGGTTCACCCGGTCCCAGGTCAGGTCGAGGATCGCCTCGCGCCGGGCGCCGGTCCCCAATCCTAGGGCGACAAACCGCCCGACGCGTTTGTTTGACCAAACCAACGCCAGTTCGAGAAACCGCGCGGCATCGGCTTTCTCCAGAAAACTCCGCTCGACAAAGACCGCGGCTGACGGCCGGTCGATCTCCGGGACCTTCTCGATCAGCTTGGCCTTGGCCGCCCAACCCAGCGCCGCCCGCAGCGCGCCTAGCTCACGGCGAAGCGTGCCGTCCGAGACGAGGCCGCCACGTTGCGCGACATAATCCTGCAGCGGCTGCCCCTCTAGGTTCTCGGCGTTGTTGTTACCCAGCAGGGCAAGGACCGGGACCAGCGTGTAGCTCTGGGACGTGCGCACGCCGCGGCGTCTGGCGTCTTCGAGGTAGCCGTCAACGATCTCGCTAACCGTCGCAGACGTTAACGCTTTGAGCGCGTCGCTTTGCGCTTTGCGCCATTCGACGTGGTAGCGCTCTGCCGCAGCCCGCGTAATCTGACCTGTGCTAGACGTGCGGCCATGCGCGCGGCCACGGGCGTCGCGATGCTGCCACTTGATTTCCCAGATCCCTCGGTCGTTTTGCTTAAGGTACGTCTGCGGATGCATGCCAATAGATCCTGTATGTTGATGGTTATCGGTCTGCCCTTCACAAAGGGCAGTTCGCCGGCCTTTCGGAGCCGTTGAATTTTCTTTGTCGAGCAACGCAACAGCGTGGCGGCTTCCTCCTGTGTCAAGAACGCGACAGGTATAGACCGTATCGCCGTATTGGTCTGCGCAGCAATTAGCTCTAGCAATTCAGTATTATTCGGATGCGTCATCGGTTTCTGCCGCGGTTGATGCTTTCATCTCTTCAACGATTATGCCGAGTTCCATAGCTTTCTTAAAAGGTAATACGATGTTTATTTGGACTTGCATCAGATTAGGATTGTCGACCAGCAACGCGAATTGAACCGCAGAGTGCTGCCGGTTGCGTGTCAGGGGACGGTTCATCGCTTCTGCCCCCATCAGATCCTCGGGAGTGCAATCGAGAACCGTGGCAATCTTCTTGAGATTATCCGGTTCCGGTAGCCCCGCGCCGGCCAGATAGGCCGAAATTCGATCCCTGTTCCTTGCGACCGAGTGTCCTCTACTGTCGGTCGTCGATCCCCAGATCTCTCGGGCGAGCTGGCTCTGGGACAAGCCCTTCGCCGTCATGTAGCGTTCGAGTTGGACGGGAAAATCCGTCTGTTTGTTTTTGGCGGTTAGTGCCATCATCGTCATGTTGGTTTTGGGGCCGCCTGGGTTGTAAGCAACCCAGGCGTCCGGGTTCATCTGAACTGGCATTTTTGGTTGCGCTCCCAGAGGATTAACTTTGTCTTTTTGTGTCCTGTCTTTTTTAGCGCTAACAGCTTTCGGGCGTCTTGTCGAGGGGGAAGTAGGAGTATTTTTCATGGTGCGTGTCCTCGCTGTCGATCCTGAAGGGGGGGGAGGGGGGAGTAGGAGAATTTTTCATGACGCGTGTCCTTGCTGTAGATCCTGGGTTGACGGGAGCCTTGGCTTGTTACGATGACGAATTGACCGGCCTTGTCCTGCAGGACATGCCGATCGCCCAACGCCGCACCGGCGGCGGAAGAGAAATTCTCGAAGCAGAGCTTGCACGGATCATCCGGTCCCTGTGTCCTGACGAAGCGGTCGTCGAGCGCGTCCACAGCCTCCCAAAGCAGGGTGTCGTCTCAACGTTTAATTTTGGTGTCGGGTATGGCATCGTCAAAGGCATCCTCGCGGCGTTGTCGGTCCCAACAACGTTTATGACCCCACAAGAATGGCGCCGGATTGCGCGCGTTGACGGTACGCCAGGCGACAAAGGGGCGTCCCGGATACGCGCGTCGCAGCTTTATCCTGCTCAGGCATCAATGTTCTTTCGCTCGAAGGACCACGGCCGGGCGGATGCCGCGCTTCTTGCATATGCGTATATGCAGTCTCGCAACAACGGTGCGCATTTTATACAAAATATCTTGCCCCCCTGTGAACCGGCCTGTGCCAAGCCTAGGATACGCGCCTAAACTTGCGAGAAAATTAACCCCCAAAATAATCTTGACGTCGCCCGCCGTAGGGTGTGTCATTCGGCGTCGCATCAAACACTCACCAACGGCCCGCCGATGCCCGTCGCCGCCCTCCCCCGCGGCGTCGACCAGCAAGTCGATGCCCTTCGTCCTTACCAGCAGCACGGTGTCCGCTGGTTGCGAAGCGCAACCTCGATTAACCCGCACCGCTTTCTGGTGTTTGAGGCGGGCCTGGGCAAGACCCGGGTCGCCATCCAGGCGGCCTATGAAATCAACGCGCAGAACGTCCTCGTGATCTGCCCGGCTGTCGCCCGTATCGTCTGGACTGCCGAACTCGATAAGTGGTGGCCCAAGTGGCCTGCCGGCCGGCCGCCAGCCTTGTTGGTGGTCGAGTCGGGACATGCGAACCGCTACAGGTTTCGCGATGTCCCGCGTCCTGGGTGGACGGTGATCGGTTATCCCAACCTGTCGATGAAAGACAACGCCTGGATCAAGGTTCTCGCCGCGAAACAGTGGGACCTCCTGATCATCGACGAGTGCCAATATCTAAAGGGCAGCTCGAACCGCACCCATGCCGTGTACGGCAAAGGCTTTGCTGCCCTACCCGGTTCCCTCGCTGGCGCGGCGGACAGAGTATGGCTCCTGTCGGGCACCCCCGCGCCAAATCACGCGGGTGAGCTGTTCCCGCACATCAACGCGCTCTTTAAGGAGATCCTGCCGCCCGGGGTGCGGCACATTTGGGAGTTCGAGGATCGTTTCTGCAACGTCAGCAACACGGTCTTTGGCCGGCGGATCAGCGGCTCAAATGTGAACCGCCTGGCGGATCTGCGCACGCGTCTGGGACCCTACGTCTTGCGACGCCGACAGGACGACGTCCTGAAAGAGCTGCCGCCGATGGCGTTCTACGACACACCGATCGACGCCAAGATCACCCCCATCAACAACCGTGTCGTCGACGCCAAGGACGACGACCACCTGATCCGCGCCTTGCGCGCCGAGGAAACCAACCTCGCGACTGACCGGCGCGAACTCGGTGAGAGCAAAGTACCCGGGGCCGTGGCATTCTGCGAGGAATTGCTGACTGAGATGCGGATTGGCCAGCAGAAATTAGTATGCTTTGCTTATCACAAAGCGGTGATCGCCGGTCTTGCCGCTGGCCTCCGCGATTGGGACCCGCAAGTCTTAGACGGCAGTACGTCACAACGCGAGCGCGCGGCAGCGATCTATGATTTCACCCACAACCAACACAACGCCAATGTGTTTATCGGTCAGATCCAAGCTGCGGGAACCGCGATCACACTGACATCTGCGTCGGTTTGTGTCTTTGTTGAAGTGTCCTGGGTGCCCGGCGAGAACTATCAAGCAGCGATGCGAGTGCATCGCCTCGGTCAGAGACGGGCGTGCGCAGCATATTTCCTCTATGTCCCCGGTTCGCTCGATCAGCGGATCATGGGCGCCTACCGGCGCAAAGCCGGGCAGCTACTACAACTTTGGGACCGGCGTTGATGCCGGCCGGAACAGGGAGACTGAACCTTGCCAGATGACCATGACTATCATGTCGTTTCGCTCAACCTTCACGGTCGCACGATCGACGATCTCAAGGAGAATTTCTGCCGTGTCGGCGAGCAGTTTTTTGGCCTGAGTTTTGGCCCGGGTGGTAGTTCGTCGAACGGGCACGATGTCAACCCGACACCGCCGGCAGCGGCGGAGACGCCGCCTGGGACGCGGCGCCGGCGGTCCCGCGAGGCGTCAGCCGCGGCCGATCCGCCGGCCCAGGTCGATGACGACAAGCCGCCGGTGCGTGATGAAGTCATCGACAAGCTGAAGCAGTGTTACAGCTTCTCCCCTGTCGGGGCCGAGAAGGTGATCGCCCTGCAAGTCAAGATGGGCGTCAAGCGCTTTAACGACGTGCCCGAAGGCAAGCTGGACGAACTGGCTGACCAAGCCAACCGGCTTTGGAACGAGCTGCACGGTGCGCCGCCGCCACCGCCGGCCCCCGCGGCGGATACCGGACCATTCTGAATGGTCGCGCACTCTGCCCTTGGTGCCTCGTCCGCTGCGCGTTGGATGACCTGCCCCGGCTCGTTTCGCGTCTCACAGAGCGTGAATGACCGAGGTCGGTCATCCCTCTGGGCAGCGACCGGCAGCGTCGCCCACGGTGTCGCCGAGCGCGTGCTGCTCAATGGCGGCCCCGTCGACCGGGACCTGGGACAGACCACCAACTACGACGGCCACGACATCACCATCGACCAAGAGATGATCGAGGCCGTCGAGATCTATCTAAACGCTGTCGACCCGATCATCGCCGAGGCGGATTACTGGAAAGCCGAACAGCGGGTCGAGTTGACCAGTTACTGGTATCCCAACAACCCGCCCGTCGATCTTTTTGGCACCTGTGATCTGCTTGCCTACAATCGCAAGCGCCGCCGGCTGACGATCGCCGACTATAAGAATGGCGCCGGCGTCTACGTCGAGCATACCGACAACAAGCAGATGTTTTATTATGCCGCCGGCGCCCTGGCTCTTCTCAGGTGGGCCTTTCCCAACGAGGACCCCCTCGACGTCGAGATGATCATCGTCCAGCCGCGCGTCCCGGGCCACGAGCCTGTGCGCTCCTACGTCCTGCCGGTGATCGACATCCTGATCTGGGTCCGGGCTGAGCTGATGCCGGCGGTGGCTGCGACGCAGGCCACCGACGCCCCCCTGGTCCTGGGATCAGGCGATCACAATCATTGCCGCTGGTGCCCCGGCCGCGTGATCTGCCCGGCGATGCTGGCAACACGTGCCCAGCACGTGTTTGACCCGGTGACCGAGGGCGACGGCCCCGAAGTTCACGACGCGACTGACGGTGAACTCGCGACCTTCCTCGATGACGCCGAACGCCTCGATGTGTGGATCGCCGCGGTGCGCGAGGAAGCCCTGCAGCGCATGCAGAACGACGGCGCCCGCGTCCCAGGTTGGGGCCTTACCCCGACACGTCCCAGGCGCGTCTGGCGCGACGAGGACGAACTTGAGGAAGCCGTCAAGAAGCTGGTCCGCACCGGCGTCCCCGGCCCCTTTGGCGAGTTCTCGCCCTACAGCCCGGCCCAGATGGAGAAACACGTATCCGCCAAGACATGGCGCGAGCTTCAAGCCCTGGTCGATGTGCGCTCGTCAGGGGTCAAAATAGCGCGCACTAATCCACTACCGGAACCTTTTGACCCTACGAAAACGAAGGAACCGGCATCATGGTCGACATTGCTCTCACGCCTACAGGTATTCTGAGCTATCCGCATCTCTTCAAGGCGCGTGCCGTAAACGAGCAAAGCGAGCCGCGGTTTAGCTGCAACCTCATCTTTGATAAGACCGCGCAGAACACACCGGAGTTTCAGCAACTCCGTAAACTCGCGATGGCCGCGGCGGTCACCAAGTTTGGCCAAGCCAAGCTGGATGACCCCAAGTTTATCGCGCGGCTGCGCCGGCCGTTCCGGCCCTGTGCCGATCGTCCCGGCGTCATGGGCTACGACGTCCCGGACGGCGTTTTTATTAACCCCTGGTCGCAGTTGCCGCCCAAGGTTGTCGGTCCCGACGCCCAGGAGATCACGGTGCCCTCCGACGTCTTCCCCGGGCAAAAGGCACGCGTTCAGGTGAACGCGTTCGCCTACGACAACGCCGGCAACATCGGCGTGAGTTTTGGGCTGCAAGCGGTCCAGATCACCCGCCGCAACATGCCGCGGCTGGATGGCCGCACCATCCTCCCCTTTGACCGCTCGACGGAGGAAGACGATGACGTCTTTGGTGGAACCGGCGACGACATGCCGTTCTAAGCTAAAGGATGCTTTCGTTTTGCTCGATCGCGCCATCCGTGACTACCGTCACGCGACGGCCGATCAGCGACGCCAGCAGAGTACCGCGCTCTACGCCCCTGAAGAGCGCTGGGACATGGTCATCAAGGCGCGGCACGTCCTCGAAGAGATAGAGCCGCTTTTATGACCAGCGCACTGTCCGCCAGCTTTTGCCTCAAGCTGGCCAAGGCTGGCGGACGCCTTACCCTGCGTGAGGCGATCATCCTGCACCGCGTCCTGACCACCCAGGAAGTCCTGACCGCGACCGATCTGGCCAGGACGCTGATCGCCCCGCAGCCGAGCATTTCGCGCTGCATCGCGCGGCTCGAATTTCTCGGCTTTATCCGGCGCACGCGCGGCCACGCGAACACGCGTGCCCTGTTGGCTACCGTCAAAGGTCGGGAGTTGCTGATGTGATCGAAGAGAGCGATCTGAACCGGGCGAAAGCCCTGCTTGATAAAGTGGGGCGCGCTCATGGAAGGGAAGTCCACAGTCGCTACTACGAAGACAATCCGTTCGCTGTTAGAGCGGTGGTGAAAGCCTTCGCCGCCATCCGCGCCGAGGCCAAGGCCGAGCAGCTCGCAGCGGATGTGGCGGCGGTGCGGGACTTTGATGGTGATGGTATGGCGCACGAAACTGCTGCCGACTTCCTCGAACAGACGGGAGGCACCGTCGAGAAGGTAACAGCCCCGACCCCGCCAGCGGAGGATTGGGAAGAAGCACAACGGCGTGCGGATGCTGGAGTGCCGATGCCGGTAGCTCCGACCCCGCCAGCGAGCGATCCGCCAAGAGCCACACAGGCTGATGCCGATGATCGACGCGATCTTTAACCCTCTCAACCAGTGGGCCGTGCCGATGAAACCGCTTTACTGGACACTCAACGAGGACGAACAGAAGATCTACCGCGAACTCCTGAAAAAGCGCCCTGACGGCTGGGAGAATTACCCCGAATTTGAGGAAGATCTGCGACAGGCGATTGATAAATGGAAGTACCAAGCCATGTGGCGCGCGCGCGAGCGACTAGAAGCTGAGCGGCGAAAGGAAGAGATCCGGCGGAACAATTTTTATTATCGCCATAAACGTGAAGAGACAGAAGCAGACCGGCAAAAAGCCGCTGAATTTCAAAAACACGTTAAGCAGCTAGCCGTGCGGCGAGCCGAGCTACACGCCGTCTTGAAAGACGAGTTCACCGCGCATGGCGGCCGTACCAATTGGATTTTGCACGAGAAACAGACGCGCACTTATAAATCGATTGGCGATCAGCTTGGTATAACCGGCTGGCGCGTCCGGGAGATCTGTCACAAGGAAGCGCGTATTCGCGAATGGCGCCGGCTGCACCCTCACCCACCACCGCCGCAGCCTAAGCTGGAAGAGATGATCCCCGAGGAAATTCTACAGTATCCGGCCGAGGACCTTGAGCTGTCGGTTCGCCCGGCCAACTGTCTGAAAAACGAGAACATCAGAACGATTGGCGAGCTGCTTAAATACTCGCCAGCCATGCTGTTGCGTGTGCCCAATTTCGGCAAAGTCTCATTGCGAGAGATCCAGCAGCTTCTCGGGGATCTGGGCCTTTCACTGCCACCGAACTGGCATCCAAGAGATGGAGATGATTGGCCACCGTCTGATTATTGATATCGAGACGGCCTCGCTCGCCGAACTGCCGGCGGTGGGGGCCGATTGCTACGCCGAGGACATGACGACACGCGTCCTGTGCCTGGCCTACCAATATGACGACGACCCGATCCGCGGCTGGGCGCCGGCCCAACCGCCAATTCGGTGGGATGCTCCCTTTGACTACATCGCCCCGGACGTGACCGTGGTGGCGCACAACGCGGCGTTCGAGATCGCCGTCTGGACCCACATTCTTTGCAAGAAGCTCCACTGGCCCCCGTGCCCACCGCTGCATCAGTGGTCGTGCACGATGGCCCGGGCGCAGTACCACGGGCTGCCGGCCGGCCTTGAGGACGTCGCCCTCGCGCTGCACTTTCCGCCGCACCTTCAGAAGGACGCGGCTGGGCGCCGCATCATGATGCAGCTCGCCAAGCCGCGGGACGTCAACCCGCTGCGCTGGTGGCATGAGGATGACCCCCTCAAGTTTCAGGCCCTACGGGAGTATTGCAAGCGGGACGTGCTGGTCGAAGCAAAGCTAGACCACGTCCTGCCCGAGCTGCCGCCGCGCGAGGCCGAACTGTGGCGTATCAATCAGGCGATGAACACCGAGGGAGTGTGCCTCGATCAGGACCTGATCCGCCGGCTGCGGACGATCGTGCAGAGCGAGATGAACCGCCTCAACGGCGAACTGTTCACAATCGCCAAAGGGGAAATCACATCAGTCAACCAAGTGACCGCCATAAGAAACTTTCTCCTGAAAGAAAGTGGCCTCGATCTTTCTGTCCTAGACAAGAACACCGTGGCCCACGTCCTGGCGACAGACCCGTTCCTTGACCGCCGGAGCGAGCGGATCTTGGAGATCCGGGCCGAAGCGGCGAAGACTTCGACCGCCAAGCTCAATGCGATGCTGCGGTCGGTCAGCGACGACGGCCAGGCGCGTGGCCTCTTCCGCTACTACGGGGCCAACCGCACGGGGCGCTACTCGTCCCAGCGCATCCAGTTGCAGAACATGGCCCGGCCGTCGATCGGCGACCCCAACCGGGTGATAGGCGTCATTAAGGCTCCTGGGACGCCGCTGGATGGCCTAACCGCTCTCTGGGGCGATACCATGCTGGGGATCGTCGCAAGCTGTCTGCGCGGCTGCATCGTGGCCCGGGAGGGCTATCTCCTGCCGGTCGCCGATCTGTCGCAGATCGAGGCGCGCGTCATCGCTTGGCTTGCCGGCCAGGCGGATATCCTTGACGTCTTTGCCGCCGGCCGGGACGTCTATACGTGGACCGCCAACAATGTCGGCTCGTCGAACCGCCAACTCGGCAAGGTCATGGTCCTGGCGCTGGGGTTTGGCATGGGCGCCGGCAAGTTCCGCGACACCGCGGCGAAGTACGACATCCTGATGGCCCCTGATACGGCCCAGATGCTGGTCAACGATTGGCGCGCAGCTAACGCCGATATCGTGCAGTTCTGGTGGGATCTGGAAGCTGCCGCGCTACGTGTCGCAGCGAAGGCTGACGGCTATCAGGAACAGGCCGGGCGTATCTGGCTGGAGAAGCGCCGGCAGGCGATGGTTATGCGGCTGCCGTCAGGCCGCGAGCTGTTTTACCAACGTGTCGCCAGCGAGTGGGTCGAGATCAAGACCAAGATGCTCGACGCTGCCGGCGAGCCGATCATCAAGAAAAAGCTCGCCGTGACCTATGAGGGGGTCAACCAGTACACGCGGCGGTGGGAGCGGCTGCGCGCCTGGGCCGGCCGCCTGGCCGAAAACGCTACCCAGGCGGTGGCCCGGGACGTCCTGACCGATGCTCTCCGACAGTTGAACAAGATGGGGCTGCGGGTGATCGGCACCGTCCACGACGAGCTTATCGCCGAGGTCCCGGCCCCGGACGCCGATCGCTGGCTGGTGTGCATGCTCGACATTATGCGACAATCGCCCCGGTGGGCAAACAGCCTACCCGTAGGGGCCGAGGGAAAGGTCTTAGCGCGCTATGGCAAGTGACCAACCCGCCACGAATGGCACGATCCCCGGTATGGTGTCGCGGCTTGGCCAATCGCTGATAACCGCCCTTCCTGCCCAGTTCCTAATGCTCTGTCTGATAAACGCGGTGTTCATTTTCGCGGTCCTGTATTTCGTGGACGATCAGCTTGATCAGCGGACCCATCTCGTCGGTAAGCTGGTCGACCGCTGCATGGATCTTGCCGTGAAAAAGGGAGAACCCTGATGGGTGAAGCCAAGCGACGCAGCCGCGCGCAGCAGGATTGGGAAGCATCGGGCCGGCGGCTGGGCGACGGCCCGGTCGAAGAGGAACACCACGCCAAGATGGTCGCCACCGTGCAAGCGCTCGACGAGCTGTACAATGGGCGGGTTGGTGGCCCGGGACGCAAATTCGGGTTTGTGTTGATGGTGTTCCCGTTCGACGGTTTTGATGGGCGCTGCAACTACATGAGCAACGGCGCCGATCGCGAGGATATCGTGACCCTCATGAAGGAAATGATCGCCCGGTTCGAGGGTCAAGCAGAGGTTAAGGGGACCGCCTGAATGACCGGCCAAACGTTCTGCTGCCCGATCTGTGGGATCGTCAGCCACAACCCCCATGATGCCGCGCATCGGTACTGCGGACGGTGCCACGTTTTTGTCGATGACGAGTTGGCGCGACGGGATTTAGTAAACCAGCAAAAGCGTCCCGATATGTCCACTTACAGCCCGACACCACGCCAGACACGCTAACGGATAAAGATAGTAGGCTCTTGTAATGATTGGTGTAGATGGTGTCGTTTCACGTCCTCAGGACCCCCACCCATCACTCCCCTTGATGGGGGAAGGGCATGGGGCGCACAGGGTTTTCCATCAGCTTGAAAACATTACACAATCCGGTGTCGTTTTAAAACCGACAAAACCGGAAGTATGGCGCACGTCGGGTGTCTTTCTGTGTCCTGACAAATCGTCGACACTAGGCGTGTCCTGATGAAAAAGACGAGAGGCCATGATGAGTGTCCTTTTTCGTCCCTACACACACCCGTTGAAATCATTGAGCTATTTTGCGCCGCACTTTATCCACAAGACACACAGGAGGTCTAAGATGGCTAAGAAGTTCGTCGACGTGCCGATCCCCAAAAAGATTGACAACCAACGTGTCACGCGGGGCCTGGTCGATCAACCGCCAAAGCCGCGAGATGTCGGCTCGGGACGTGTCAGGCACGACGTCGCGGAAGCCCGCAGCAAGCCGCGCGGCACTGGGACGAGGTCACCGCTATGATCAGCCGCTCTCGCCTCGATGCCGCAGTGGCCGCTTTCAAGACTGTTTCGGTTGCCGTGCGGGACGACGTCCTAGAGACAGCGCTTCTCGCCGCGCTCAGCGCCGCCGACACGACGGTCGAGACGCTGCCGATGCCGGTGGCGCCTTATCGTTATAACAGCCTGGGCGAACCGCTACTTGAAGAGCTTAGCGCCAAACCGGAGGATTGCGGGAGCAGCCCGCTTGACGGCGCGGGCAGCCGGGGGGATGAAATCATCGACGGCGCCCATGAGGCTACTACTGGGTAACGCTGACCCCTCCGCTGTTCGCTGCTTGTCATCGGGCGGCATGAACTCTTTCAGCCGGTCGTCGTCGGGCGGCATGTACTCTTTCATGCGCTCCTTCTCGGCCTCGTCGGGCGTCATGTTGGTCTTCTCGCCCTTGGGGCCGGCCATCATCGTCGCAACGGTGTCAGCCGCCGACTGCGACAGGAAGGTCTGGCCCGCCCCGGACCACATCCACGACTTGATGGGACCGGCCGGCGCCAGCGCCATGCCCAGCGCGGCGACCGGCATGCCGAAAAGCTGGTACATGCCGCGCCAGGCCCGATAGCGCGCGGTGTTGGTGTTAGGGCTGCCGCTGGTGAGCGGGGCCAGGATGTCGGTGATCGCCTGGACGTATTGGTTCATCTGCGCGCCCAGGAACAGGCTGCTGATCTCGTGTTCGTACTTGATCGCGTTGATCGCGTTGACCAGGGGATCGGCCACACCGCCAACGCCGGTGCGCTGAAAGGCGAGGCCAAAAATCTTTTCCATATAGACCCCGTCCTTGCGCCATTGCGCCGCGCGCTTGTGGTCGAAAATCTCCTGGCGCACGATCGCCATCGGGACTTGCCCGATCATCATCATGCCGATTGCGGTGGCCGCAAAAGTCGCCCATTTAGCGGCGCCGACAGCCATGCCCGCGCCCTTGCCCAAGCGGCCTTGCTCGTAGCCGATGGTCTTCCCCAGGCGATCAAACGCCGGGTTGAGGACCGCGCGCTGAAACATGAAGTTGTAGCTCTGCAACCCGTAGAGGAACCGGCCCCACGGTGTATTGGCCTTGAACGCCTTCTCGGCCGCGGTGTTTTCCAGTACCACCTTTTCGACAAAGCGGGTCGTGGCCTCGCCCCAACGCTGCCCCATCGGTGTCTGCAGGATCTCGTTGATGGTCGGCAGCCGGCCGTTGAGGCTCTGATACCATTTGGAAAATTCATCATGCTCGGCGTTGGGGATACCCATCTCGCGCATCTCGGCGTGCGGGTCGAAGAGCGCGCCGCGCCGGCCCGCGAGAATATCACGGGCGTACATCCCCAGCGCGACATGGGCCGCCCAGCGCGCGCCCACCTTGTTGCCGTTTGTTGTCTGGGTGAGGCCGGTTCGCCGGTAGAAGTTCGCCATCATGTGGCCCGGCGACCACGAAAACGCCTCGGTGCGCCCTGTCAGCATCGCCTCCTGCAGCCGGGTCGACGTCGTCCCCAGGACGCGGGAGATGTCGGCCAGGTGCTGCACTCGCTCGGACCCTTTGATCAGCCCGATCTGCCGCATGATGTCCTGCATCGCGATCGAGAAGCCGCCGGCTGCCGCCCGCGCGCTGCCGCTCTGGGCAAACGCCACCATCGGCTCGCTGATCGACGACCACGCGGCGTGCGACATCAGTGCCATCGTTCCCAGCGCCCGCATCCAGACGGCGGCCTTGTGACCGACATCGATCTCGTTTGAGCGCAGCATGCCGAGAGCGCTCTGGATCGTGCCGCGGATCTGCTCGCGATCCTCTTGCAGGACGCCGGCCTCGTGAAGGTCGCTCATCGCCTTTTCGAGGACTTCGCCCTGGTGGCCAAAGAGGTCGCCAAAAGCGAGCTTGCGGCCCATCTGGTGAAAATAGTAGGGCAGCAGCTCGCTGGGACGCGTGACGATGTAGCCGGCGTTAGCGAGGATATCCCGGGCCTCGGCCGACAGGACGCGCTGCCGCAGCGGGTCGGAAGTTGGCATCGTCCCCGACTTGTTGCCGGGACGCGCCCACGGGACGTCGGTCCTTGAGTGAACCCAATCGCTGCTGCGCTGCTGCGCCCAGGCTTCGCGGATCGGGTCGGTGACCCGGCTGAGAAGGTCTTGCTGTTGCCGGTCGAGCGCGGCGAGCTTGCCGGGGTCCGTCTCCGTGCGCATCGCCTCTTGGACGCGCGCCAGTTCCTCCATGTCGGCTTGAACGCCTTTATCAATGCCGGCGCGCGGAAGGGCGCCATAGGCTTCGTGGATAAAGGTATTGTCCTTGATTTGCTTCGAGTTGAAGTCGGCGCGCATCGCATCGGCGATGACGTCCTTGGCCTTAACCCCGTCGCGGATGATCGCCTGGTCGTCGTAGACGATCGGGATATAGTTCTCATCGCGCGGCATCCCGACATTGATCCCGGCGCGCTCGATCCGATACCACATATCTTTAAGCACGGCGTCGATCCCGGCGGCCGCCCGCTGGATATTGGCCGGGACGACAGGTGTGTTGCCCTGCGCGTCCCGGCCGCGCAGCGCGTCGAAGAGCATCTTCTCGTTGTCGAGGTTCAGCCGGTTGGTCGGCATCCCGTTGTCGTTGAGGATCTTGTCGATCTTGTTGACTTCCGGGTTGGTGATCCGGTTGGCCGCGCGCTCGAAGGGGGTCACCTGTAGCCGGCCCTCGCCGTAGCGATAGCCGAGTTTGTCGAGAAGGTTGCTGATGATCGCGGCGGCACGGTGGTTGCCCAGCGCCTCGTAGCGCTCGCGGTAGACGTCGAGCTGCCCCATATTTGTATAAATATGGGGGGTGATGATGTCCTTGACGTTGATCGCCCCGTGCTGGACGCCCTTCCAGCTAAAGGTGGGGACGCCCTGCGCGCCGGCGCGCTCGGCCATTTCCTGCAGTGTTCGTTGCCGCCAGTTGCGGGTCACGTTGACCGCCCGGCGCAACCCGTTGGTCAACTGGGGATTGGACTGCGGGTTGTTGGTGTACTGCCAGTAGACCGGGTCGAGGATGTCGTAATCGCCGGGACGTGCGGCCTTGTTGCGCGACCCCAGGATATTGTCCCGCTGCAGGATCGCGTGCATGTCGTTCATCGCGTTAAAGATCGCGTCCCGGTCGGCGGCTTGCGGGTAGTGGTCGGCAAACCGCTGGGTGGCGCCGGCCAGATACTCTTGGTCCCCCTTGGTGATGAACTCGTTGCTGCCGCCCTGTTGCTCGGCAAGGTGCGCGACATACGCCTCGCCCGCCCGGGCCAGCATTTCCTCGGGTGATGCCCAGTAGTTCCGGGGCGACAATTGCTGGGACCCGGTCACCAGACCTGTCGGCTGGATCGGGGTCTTTGGCTTGCCACCGGCGATGATCCGCTGGGCCTCGGCTGCAGCGGCGCGACGCGTGTTGGCGTTGGGGTGCGTTTGCGCCGTCATGTTGAGATCGGCGATGCGCGCGGCTTCCGCGGCGCGATCGTGGAAGATCGCCCGCATGACATTGGCGACCGCCTCTTCCAGCGTCCCGGGATGCACGTTAGTCAAGGCCCCGGTGTGCGCGATTTGCGACGTCAGCGCTTTACGGACAGCCGGATTGCGGTTTACGAACCGCAGCAGATAGTGATCGAGCGCGTGCGTCCACTCATGGGCAAAGCTGTTCGATCGATCCGGCATGTGGATGCTGATCTCTCCCTTGGCGTTGATCGACATCATGCCGAGATAGGCTTTCTTGGGGTTGGGCTGCCACGGCTCGAACCGCAGATTGATCTCACCGTGAAGCGACATGCCCTTGAGGCTCGCGCCCAGCAGATGCGCCATCATCTGCATGTTGCGGTAGCCGTCGAGCATGCTGTCGATCGCCTTCTGCGGCTGCATCTTGGGATCGACGTGGACCTTGAAGCCAAAAGTCTTCTCGATGTGGTTGCCCAGGATCTGCAGCCGCCGGGCGGGGGTAAATAGGGCCGCGACATCAGGGTCGTAGCCCGCGTCCCGGTACGCCTGACGGAACAGCGAGGGCCGGTCGGTGATGTCGGGCGCCTCCCTTCCCGGTATGCGCCTTGTTGTCGGGACGCGGTAGAGGCCGCCCAACCGTGGCTGGCCAGGACGTAGCTGCGCCTGATATGCGTCTGCCGCGCGCTCGCCCGCCGGTGTCATGCCGCGCTCGGCCTGGTAGGCCACGTCCCGCTGTTGCTGCAGCCCGCCCATGTCGCGGATGATCTGCGCCCGCTCGGTCGGATCGCTGGTCGCCTCGTAGCGGTCCCGCAGATCGGTGATCTTGTTGGTCAGGCTCTCGACTGTTTCGGCGCCCGGCCGCGGCGGGATCGCTAGGCCCTCATCGCCGGTACGCGTGTCCTGGGGCGCCAACGGCAACTCGCCCTGCTCGCGGGCCTCGGTCATGGTGATCGGCTCACCCGACGTTGCCTGCGCCGCTTGCGGCGCCTCCTTGCCCGGCTCCGCGTAGAACGGCCGGCTCTCGCTCGTCGTGGTGTCGACCGGCACCGGCTCGGTCGCGCCCGTGGCCGTTGCCGCCGCATCACGCGTTTCGAGCGTCAAATCCACCGGCCGCGTTTCGTGGCTGATCGGCTGGCCCTGCGCGATGGCGACGACTTGTTGGGTCTGGGGGTCGCGCACGGCGACGATCGGCGCCTCGCCAGGACGCGACGTCAGATAGGTGTTCGCCCCGACGTCCCCGTACTTCGAGAGGACCGCGTAGCGGTCGGCGTCCAGCTCGACCGTGTGGCCATCGGCGGTGTGCCCGTGAACGACCTCGGTGCCATCGGGGGTCGTTGTCGTGTCGGTCCAGGCGATCCCGTGCCGGGCCTCGGTGTTGGCCGACGTGACAATCGCGTCGATCGGCTTGACGTCCTTCAGCTCGACATTCTCGCGCGCGGTGGCCGTGCCAAAATGCTGGTCGACCTCGGGGTTGGTGCCCTCGCGCACGAGGACGCCGGCGTGGCCCACCCATGTCGTGCCGGTGCTGTCGGTCGCCCGCACCAGGCGCCCCTCGGGGGGCGGGGTGGTGATCCCGGTCGCGACCTTGCTCTCGTCTGCCGGCGGAGCCGGGGGGCGTGTCGCGGACCAGAGGTCTTGCAGATGCTTGCTGATTGCCTCCTGGGTCGACTTCCAGGCTGCCGCGAGGGCCTTGGGTCCCGGCTGGCCCATGCTTTTGGCGACGCCGACAGCACCCGGGATCGTGCCGGCGACAAAGGCCGGGATCATTTCCTCGGGCTGGCCCAGCCCCTCGGTGACCGACTTCTCGGGCTGCGTCGTCGCCTTGTCGACGATGTTGTTGACGAGATGCTGCAACTGGCCGACGCCGGTCATCAGCGTGCCGTCCTCGGCCATGTGGACGATCGCCGCGACAGCCGCGCGCTTCTCGATCGGGCCTAGCGCCGACAGCCAGCGCGTCGCCGGGACGGCAAACAGCCCGGACGCGGCAATCGCCTTGGCACCGGCGTTGACCGCTGCGTCCTCCGGGGACGCGCCGGCCTTGATCTGCTCCTGATAGCTCTGCGCGTAGGTCTGGGACGCAGCAATTCCCATTGCTGCCGGCACCCCGCCGGCCAGCAGCGAGCCGACATAGACCGGCAGCGAGCCGATCGCCTTGCCGATATTGGTCGACATGGCGTTCTCGTAGCCCGCTGGTGGGGTGATCTTCTGACCCTGCGTGTTGATCCACTCGCCGGGAACAGCCACCGTCTCGCCCACCGCAGAGCCACCCTTGGCCAACAACCGGCCACCCTGGTAGATCACCGATTGCTCGGGCGGCGCCATCTGCGAAAGGTCTTGCTCGTACTGCGCCCGGAACGCCTGGCGTTGCTCGGGCGTCATGTCTTGGTAACCGTAGAGATCGGTCGGACCCTGCCCTGGCTGGCCCACGGTCGCGGCGGGGAACCGCTCGCCCTTGTCGATCCGGTCCATGATCGCAAGCTGGTCGCGCGCCTGTTGCTGCGCGTTGTAGGGCGCGGCTTCGAGCGCGTGGCCGGCGAGCGCGGTCCCGCCGGTGATCAAGTGCCCTGGCCCCGCCGCGACCTGGCCGACAGTCGTGACCGCGCCTTGGCCGGCGCCCGCTATCGCTGCAGTCAGCGGCTCGGTGGGCATCTGCGGCACGCCCTGCGGCGACAGGATCGCCTCGGGCGGGACATCCGGGATGATGATCGGCTCTTGCGGCTCGGCCGGTGGCGTCTGTGGCGCCGGCACCGCTGCCTGTTGCGTCGCTGGTGCTGACAATTGCGCCGGTGTGGCTTGCAGATCCGGCGGGGCCAGGGGTTTGTTAAGCTGCGCCGCGGCGTCGGGAACCTCGGGAAGTTCGAGACGAGATTGCTGTTGCTGCTGCTGCCACGGGAACGCCCCGGTGGCCGGCGCGGCCTGGGACGTGGGTTGTTCAGGCTGAGCTGCTGCCGGCTGAGTTTCCCACGGGAACGCCCCGGTGGCCGGCGCGTCCTGGGACGTGGCGGGTTGCTCGGGCTGCTCGGGCTGCTGCTGCTCGGGCTGGGCTTCCCACGGGAACGCCCCGGTCGCCCCCTGCTGCGGCGCCGGTGGTGTCGTTGTCGTGTTGCCCTGCTGGGCGAATTGTGCACGCAGGCGATTGGCTTCAGCGTAAATGCCTAGGGGGTCGCCAAAACCGGGTGACGCCCGCGCGCCACCCGTGTCGGCGTGCATAATGTCGCGCTGCCCGCTGCCCTTCTGCGTCTCGAAATAATTGCCCCAGGCGAACTTGTGCTGCGCATAGCCCTGCGGGTTGAGGTAGGCGTAGTTGACCAGCGCCTGCACGATAACGTGGTGAAAGATGCCGGTCTTGTCCGGGCCTCTGTTGGGGACCTCGGACCCGTCGTCCCGGTAGATGTGCCAATCCTCGGCCCGACCAAAAGCGTGCTGCGAGCTTGGGTTGTCCAGCCGCACACCCGACGACATGCGCGCGGTCCAGCCCGGTGGCAGGGTCGCCGCAAACGCTGCGTGCATCGCCGTGTGGAGATCGGGGTCGACACCCGGAGGTCCCGGGCCACGCTGCAGCGGAGTGTGTGCTGGCGCCGGCGGTGGCGGCGCAACCGTAGGCGCCTCTTGTGTCGGGGCTTGCGGCGGGACGAGCGGGGTCGGCGGCCCGGTCGCCTCGGGTTGGTCGGTAGGTGCCGCCGGCGCCGGGGGAGGGGGAGGGTTTGGCGCCGGCGGCTGGGACGTCGCAGTGCTTGTGTCCTGGGACGCCCACGGGAACGCGCCGGTCGCAACCGGCTGCGCGTTTTGCTCAGGCTGATCGTCGGGTGGCTTGGTGTCCCACGGAAAGGGACCCGTATACGAAAGACTACTGTCGAGCGGCATCTAGCGCCCGATGCCGCGTGGCCGAGGCAGTGGTTTCTTTGCCAGGGGTCGCGGGGGCCGTTTCGCCGCGCGTGGTGGTGGTTCCACTGGAAGGCGTGGCGCGCTTGGCAAGCCAGGCGGCGCCAGGCCACCACCGAGAGGCGGGCGGGGGATGGAGATCCGGGGGGTCTTCATTGGTAGAACATACCTTTCTGTTGAGCGGCTTTTGTCTCGGCCGGCTGGGCTGGGCGCCATGAATTTTGATTGCTGATGTCGCCGCCGGTGTACATCCGGCCCTGGACGACAAGACCCGGAACCTGTTTCTGCGCCGGGATATCGGCAAAGCTCTTGGCCACCGGCGCGGCAGCCGGCGCCGGCGCCGCTTGGCGGCGCACGGCCGGCGGCTTGGCCGGGGCTGGCGCTGGTATGGCTGACGTCCCTGACGACGGCAGCGGTGTCGCCGCCGGCGCCGTCGTCGGCCGGGACGTCGACGGCAACGGTGTCTGATCTGTCGATGGTGGTGGCGCAAACCCCGGGGCGTAGTCCACGACCGGCGGTTCACGCGATACAGGGTTATTGGCAAATTTGATCTTAGAGCTATCGTTTATGAAAGGGGTGACGACATCGTTCCACGCTTGCGTCACCGCCGAACCGGGCTGTTGATAGGTCGCCTGGTTTGCCCGGTTACGATAATACTGGTTTGCTCGCGCGGTGACTGCGGCAAGCATCCCCGGTCCAAGCTCGTAGGGCGTGCCAAGCAGGGTTTTGCCGGTCTGGCTCATCTTGAGCTGCGCCAGCGCGGTATTGAGATCCGCCTGGGACAGGTTTGTTGAGGCGCCCTTGGTGACGTTCCCCGCTAACGTTTGACCGTAAGGTGGCTGTTGCGCCCCGCTCTGCGGCGGCGGCGTTGTCGACGGCTGCGGCTGGGTTGCTGTCGGCGGCGGCGGTTGGCCGTGGCTCGCTGGTGGGGTCTTTGGCGTAACGCCGCGCTGTTCATCGGTCTGATAGACAACCATCCCGGTCGCGGGGTCTTGATAGGTCGGGCTATAACCTTGGCCCGATGTCCGCATGTCGCCCTTTGTCGTAATGCGGTCGCCCTGTGGCGTGCGCACGATGACTTGCGTTCTGTCGTCGATATCTTGCTGGGTCTGCGAGCGGATTTGCTCGGACCCGATCTGTCCGCCAGCCGAGATTGTCGCAGCGCCTGTCGTCGCACCGGCCTGGATACGGGCGATCCCGGTCTGATTGGCCAGACCGGCGGCGACACCGCTTGGCGTGTTCTGGTACGGGACCATGCCGGAACGCCCGACAAACGTGTCGACGTCCTGCCCGGGCATATTGGTGTTGGTCATGACCGGGGCAAGATTGTCGTGCCAGGTCTTTTGTTCCTCGGGCGGCAGACGCGCCATCCACGAGAAGATCTGTGCACGGTTGGCCGGATCAGCCGCGTAGTTGGGGTCTTTTAGCGCCCCGGCAAGACCCTGCCGGGCGTTGGCCTGATCGATGAGAAGACCGCTTTGCAGGTTCTTGTATTTGGCCTCGGCCATCGCAGTCGGGTCAGGGAACAGCGCGCGTCCCAGATTACTGATCCCCGCGGCCCAGCCTTCCGATGCCGATCCCGGGCTGGTGTTGGTTGGGTTGGGGACGTAGACCGATGGGCCAAAGGGGTCTTGCGTGGGCATCTAATCGTTACCTAGGAGAAGATGTTTTTGAGGTCAGAGATCGCGCTGTTGCCGGCGCCAAACCGGCCGGCGCTATAAAGACCGATCTGGCCCAGGCTGCCGACGATCCCGGGGGTCGGGTCCGAAGCGACTTGCCAGGCTTTGATCGCCGCGGCGTTCTGCGCGGCGGTCGCCGTGTCCGCTTGCTGAAGGTCAGCATTGGTGATCTGGCCGTTGGCGATCGTCTCGGAGACATTCTTGCGGCCTTGTGTGCGCGCCTCAATCGCCTTCAGGAGGTTCTGGTAGTAGTTCGAGGCGTTGCCGTAGCTGACCGTGCTGGGGGCCAGATAGGCCGGCAACCCGCTCTCCACCCGTTTCTGGGCAAAGGCCAGCGGGCCGGCAGCGGTGGCCAGGTCCGTGCCCGCTGTCTGCATCGCGGTCAGCGGTGCCTGGTAGGACGCCAGTTGCGCTTTGTTGGCGGTGTCGGTTCGCGTTGCTGCCGCGGCCTGGGCGAGGCGCGTCGCTATCGCGGACTGTGTCTGGTTGTCGGTCGAAGCGACCGGCGCGGCGACCGGGCCAGCGTTTGTTGTCGCTGTCCCGGACGCGATGCTTGCTGTCCCGGGACTTGCCAACTCTTGGATCTGCTGGGCCTGGCGGGTCTGGGCGGCAGCCAGGTTCTCGGGCGAGACTTGGCTCTCGGTCTGCTGGACGAGCTGCTGGGCCTTGCTGCCGATCGCTTGGGTCTGGTCGTTGGCCTGCTGGATTTGCGCCTCGCGCTGCGCCCGCGCCTGGTTCTGCTGGTCGGCAAGCTGCTGCTGCGCCTGGTTCTGCGCGTCGATTGCCGATTGCTGGATGGCGGCATCGCGCTGGTTCTGGTCCTGCTGCGCCGTCATACGGGTAAAAAAGCCTTGCTCCTGCGCCCGCTGCGTCTCCATCGCCGCATTCATCTGGGCCTGGGCGACCGACTTCTGGGCGTTGGCCTGCATGATGCCGCCGGCAACAGTGGCGACGGCGCTGATGCCGGCAATGGCGATGGCGGGGGTGCACATGGCTTAGCTCGGTTTCTGCGCGGTCGGCCCGGTGCCGGCACCGGCGGTTCCGGTTCCCGCATTGGCGACGTTAAAGGCTTGGTTGCCTGAGAGGAAATTCGCGACCCCGCTGCCCACTGCGCCAAAGATATTGCCCAGTGTCGACGACGACGGGAGTTGGCCGATGCTGGCGAGTTGGTCCTGCCCGGTTAGCTGGATGTTGTTGATCGCCCGGTTGGTCTGATCAATCGACGCGTTGACCTGATCGATCTGGTTTGGCGCCACCGGCTGGCCCAGCGCCCCGGTCGAGAGGATCTGCCCCAGAAGCGATTGCCGGTGGTCGGCGACCTGTTGCTTGAGCGTCTGGGACGCCTGGGACGCCTGGGTGGCGAGATCCGAAAAAGCGCGTCCCCGCGTCTCGTCGAGCAGACCTTGTTGGTCGGCATGGGCCTGCGAACCAAGGTTGCCGCCGCGTGCCAGGCCAAACAACAGATTGCCGCGCGCCTGGGTGTATTGCCGGTCGATTTCCGGCGACAGGGTGGCCATGTACTGCTTGGCGAAGTCGTTGTAATAATTGTCGTCGTACTTCGAGAAGGTGTTGTTGACCCAATCGGTGGCTTGTTGCTGCAGTTGATTGCGCGAAGTGTCGTAGGCTTGCTGACGGACCTGTTGGTCAAGCGCCTCGCCCCTGGACAGTGCGGCCTGATCCTGTTGAAAACCGAGTGCCCGGGCCGCCTGGTCTTCTTGCGCGGCAGCGATACTCGTCTGCAGCTCGGCGTTCTGATTGGCGATATCCTGTTCCGCCATCAGTTGCGCCTGGGCCATCGTCTGAGCGCCGCGTGCCGCGTATTCCGGCGGGGGCGGATCTACGGGGGGTGAGCTGCTACCGCCGCCGCCGCCGAAACACAAAGTCAAGCCCTCGCTTGTCGAGCTTTCCGGTTACGTTCATGCAAGCATTTTTTGCATAAACGATGACCCGGTCGGCTTGGGTAAACGTAAATGTTATCAATAGTCAGTCGATGGCCTTTATAACAATAGGTACGACGTATCATTCTATCGCGAATGTTATCATTATTAGTTCCGAGATAAAGATGCGCAGGATTGACACACAGCGCCATGTCACAAGTATGCAAGACGTGTTTCTTGCCAGGATTGCCATAGAAGGTTTGCCACACTGCGCGCGCAGCAATTTGGTTCCTTCCAACTATAGCGCGAGGCTGTTTATTTTTATCCCGCTTTACACCGCCCAGCCAAAGCCAGCATCCGCTGTTCGGTTCCGGGATACTGTTTAGCTCGATCCAACCGGATAACATCGTCCGGGGTCCACACGTAAGAGATGAAGTCCTCACCGTGGCGTCCGATGCCGCGGCGAACCCCCTCTTCGCGGGCGCCTAGCGCCTCGATCCAGCGCCGGCTATCCCTGTGCGTTGCGAGTGCAAGTGCTTCCGCCCGATGAAACCGGGCGCGCAAGAGTGCGGGGATGATAAAGCGTCTTGAGTGCTTTGTCATGGCCAACACGACATGCGGCCACTCATCGGTGCCAAAGGCCCAACAAGACCAGACACCGGGACGCACGGCCCATGTGCCCTGTAGGGATACCGGGACGCCGTCCCAGCGCCACACCCAGGTCATCGCCCCGGCCCAGAGCATGACCTCGCTGACCAGCTTGGCCTCGTCATCGTCCCAGCGCAGGGCAAAGATCTCGTCCCGATCGCGCTGGCGCAGACGGGTGACGATGTATTCGACATCCGCCCGCTCGATAGGCGTGTGGCGCGTAGCGCTCACACTTTTAGTAGGTGCCGCAATCGATCGCGGCGACGGCGATCGTGTTGGGTGTTGTTCCGGTGTCAAGGCTAAGACCCGCGCCGACTTGCCAGTTTGACCCCGCCGGGCCTGCCGGCCCGGTCGCGCCGGCAGGACCCGCTGGGCCGGCAGCACCTTGCGGTCCTTGGGCACCTGTCGCCCCAGGCGGCCCTGCGGCACCTGGCGTGCCGGGTGGCCCTTGCGGCCCCGCGGGGCCGGGCACAGTACCGATGTTAGAAATTTGCGTGGCGAGTTTGCGTTGGACGATCGCCAGATGCGGCACATCCCCGGGATGCGATCGAAGGTTAGCAAGGTCGGCAGCGACCGTATCACGCAGGGTCTTGACCATCAGCCGGCCGCCCCGCCTTTGACTTCGCCGTCTTGGTAGTTGATGTTGATCGAGCCGATCCGCCCCTGTGTCGCGTCCTGGGACGTGAGCTGTAGCCCGATATGGGTGCCATACCCGGCGAACCTGATCTTCTGGTTTGAGAACGTCTCCCCGGTAAAAATCCCGCAGCGTTCATAGGTGAAGGGCGCTGCCGGGTTCATCCCGATATCCAACGCCCAAGTGCCTTGGATCTGCAGGTCGATCGACGCGATGCGCTTCCAGATTGTCGGCGACTGATTGTGGTGCATCGGCGTGCGGATAATCGCCGGGGTGCTATCGTAGGTCTGCCCGTTGGCCCCGCCGTAAAGGTAGAGATTATCGCCCGAACGGATGTAGACCTGATTGTTGACGTAGACCATGTGGTCAATGTTAAACGGCAGGGTAAAGGTCGACCAGGCGCTGATCTTGGCTGAGGGGAAGTACGACAGCACGTAGATCGTCGAGCCGATCGCCAGCCAGTACCGGCCAAATATGGGTTCAATCACACCGATCGCGGCTTGCGTTGCTCCGGGGTTGGTGACGCCGAGTTGCGTCAGGATCGGGTCGATCGGTGAGCCGACATCGATAACCGCCGCGGCCATCGAGATGTTCATCGCACGCAGGCTGCGGACACCACTGTCCGCTAGAAACATCACGTCGCCGGTGCCAAACTGCACCGCGGAGCGTGGTGCGATCGTGCCGATGCGCAAGGTCTGCAACAGGTTGTTTTGGGTCGGATCGGGGTCGAGATACCAGATCAGCGTGACCAGCCGCGCCATGACCGCGACACGGTCGTAGTAGATCTCGATTGCGTTGATGCTCTCGGCCTCGGCATCGTTCTCGGCCTGGTCGATAAACCCGGCGCCCAGCGGGGCATCGAGGGCATCGTCCCACGTCCCGGGATCGCCGACATCGCTAAACCGCAGATATTGCCCGCTGGCGATATACATCTTGGAGCGGTGGGTACGGGCAAAGCTGCCGTAATAGGGTACGTTGACCTGACCGGCTGGCCCCAGCCACATCGGTTGCACCCGCCCCGCGCCGTCATCGACAGCGATGATAAAGGGGTAGTTCGAGTAAGTGTCGTAATCAGTGACCCGGGTCAGGTTGATGCCGGTGACCTGATGCACGTTGACCGGCAAGGGCACACCGGGCATCGAGATCTGGCCGGTGCCGATCGACGATGAGAAGACCGTGATCTGGTTGTTCCACGCCGCCAGCCCCGCCGTCCCCGCCGGCAGCGTCCCGACATTGACAAATGCCTTGCGCCGCTCGATCTCGGCGCCGTTTGTGAGAACGGCGTCCTGAAGCTGCTGCAGGCTGCCCGGCGGCGCTGTTAAGGGTGATTTGCGGAGGTCGAGGCCGTGGGTGAAGTCCTCGATAAGAAGGATCGGCACGCCACTATCGCAGGCCAGGGATAAAGAGAAAGAGCGCCAACAACAAGGCGGCGATCCACGCCAGCCAACTCGATGCTGCTGGCCATTGCGGCACCCCGGGGATCGGCAGCAGGCAGAGGAACCACAAAAAGAGATCCACGATCAGCAAAATTTCGAGAACCATTGCCGGCCTCCCCATCATGGCCTTGCCGGGCCGGAGCCATAACCAGGCGGGATATAGTCGATGCCCAGGCGCGGTTGACGCAGATCGCCGGTGCCGCCCCCTCCGACGACAAAGGGCCGCCGCTTGTGGGCGGTCTGACGCGTTTGCAGGCGTCTCAAATAGGCTTGAGCCTTTTGCAGCTTCATCGGCGCGTCTTTGGCGTTCTCGCGCGCCAGCAGCTCAGCCGCGGTAAACAGCGTGATCAACGTCGGGTCGAGCGTGCAGTTGTCGCCCGACGCGATCATCTCGGGGACTTCCTTAAAACCCCGCATGCGCAGATTGCCGTCCTGCGACGGGATCGGCCACAGCTCAAACTGGTTGCTGTCGTAGTTGTGCAACCAGCGCTGCACCGGCCACGAGACAAACCCCAGGTCGGAGTTCCAGATGGCAAAATGCTCGGGGTAGATCCCGTATTCGAGTACGTTCCAGACGCTGTTCAGCAACACCCACATATTGCCGACTTGCTCAAACGGCATGTCGTCCGGGTAGATGTAATAGCGCTGATTGGCGACCAGACTGACATCGCGATCGATCTGCAGATTGGGCCAATCAAACGCATAGGCGAGTTCATTCTGCGTACGGTTGATCAGATAGCTGACCGTCGCGATGTCATTGACCCCCATCGACACATTTGTCGAGTGGCCCGCTTCAAGCCGTGTGGCGTTGATCAGGTCACTCAGCAAACGGCCCGGCATCGTCGGCGTCCTTGTGCTGCTGCCGGGCGTGGCGGCGGCGGGCTGTTTCCGTCTCGGGTTGCGGCTCCGGGACCTTCATGTTCTCGGTGCTGGGCGCCGGGCCTGGTGTCTCGGGATGGCGCAGCGCGTGGGCCTCCTGGCGCCGGGCCTCGCGCTTGGCGTCCTCGGCATCCCGCGTTTCACGGGACGCCTGGGCATCCATCAGGACGGCGCGGGACTTGGGGAACTCGTCACTCCGCACCGGAAGATTGGGACGTGCCCCCGGGAAACTCTGGGCCACTGCCTCCTGCGGGTAGGTTAGTCGCAGATGGTGCACGAGATCGTTGTTCGACATGGCGAGGGTGCCGACTTCCTCGATCTCGTCGACCGCATCGTCCCCGTGCATAAACTGCATGATGAGGACTTCCGGGTAGCTCAGAGGATTGTGCGCGCCGCGGTAGACGACACTGTCCTTTGACCCCGCCAGCATGATGCGGCAGCTCAGAAGTTGGAAGTCGGCCATAGCCCTCCCCTTTAGGCGATGTCGTAGACACCGCTCTGGTTAAGTTGCTGCGCCACCATCTGCCCCGTGCACGTCAGCGATTTGTACATGACAAAGCTGTTGTAGGGCCTCGCCGGCGTGAACAGGTGGCGCCACTCGTCGTCCATCTTCATCAAATAAATGTGCCTGGGATCAAACCAGTAGGCGCGTTTCGAGTGGTTCAGATCGTCGAGCCACGGGTCGTATTGGATGGTGATGCCGTTAAACATCATTCCGCCGATCGAACCGTCCTGCGGCCCCTTGAACCCGCGCTGGGTGTAGATGCCGTTCGCCCGCATCTCGACTTCCATAGCATTAATAAATGCACTGCCGGCCAGGAACTCGGTCGGGTCGCCACCGTAGCGGATGAGCTGCCGATACTCTTGCTGCAGGAACTGCAACAGCGCGCCGCCATTGGCGGTGTTTGACGTGATCACGCCCTGACCGCCGGCCGTGCCGTTAGCCGCGGTTGCCGCGCGGTTGCGCCACCAAGTCGACACCGCGGCGTCGATACCACCAACGACGCCTGTCGTGGGGTTGTCGCGGATGATCGACTGAATACCCGCCAGCGCCTTGGGGTCGGCTGTCCCGTCACCCCACAGAAGCCGTGTCATCGACCGGGCGTATTGCTCGCCAAAGTCGTTGAGCTTGTCCTCAAGGAGATTGACGAGGACCGTCATCTCGCGCTGCGTATGGCGCGACAGTGACGAACCGCTGCCCTCTTCATCGGTGACAGAGATGCCATCGATCTTGAGTTCAGTGTGGGTCAGCGTGAGGCCGATATGGTGTTCACGCCACGGATAGTTGGCGCGTTTGATATTGGCGGGCGTGTAGAAGTTCACCGCATCATTGTGGGTGTAACCCACCACGCTATCGTTCACGCCGGCGGCACCAAAGTCGCCCTTGACCGCAAGACTGATATTGCCTTTACCGCCCGGGAAAGACTTGGCCACCCGTTCCTCTAGATTGAGCAACGGCTTTGATTGGATCGTCTGCTTGAAGGTGTCGCCTCGGTTAAAATAGAAGTCCAGTGCCGCGTTGCCGATGTTGGTGATCTCTGCTGCCGTAAAAGCCATGACCTAGTCCCTTTCTGGGGCTAGTGCATGCGCGCATTGCCTCTCTGTAGACCCTGGATGGCTGCCTCCATCAGGGTGCGGGGTTCAGGGGCGGCGCCATTGCCGTTCGCGCTGTGGACACCGGAGGGGTTTGGTCGCGTTGCTTGCGGCTGCGGGCGCAGCCGGGCGACAACACGATTGGCTTCCTCGTAGGCTTCCTGTGCCATCGCCACCGCCTGTTGCGGCGTGGCCGGTCGCCCCCGGGTCTGCACCAGGGACTGCGAAAACCTTTCCACGATGTCCTGCTTTGACGCCCAATCGGGATCGCGTGCCCGTGTCGCCACTTCCCATTCAGAGATCGCGTTGTAGATCGTGCCAGCAACTTGTTGCTGGCCGACCAACTCGGCGTTCTGACGATAAGTGTCGGCTTCCGTCCGCAGTCGCGCCTCGTTGACCCGGGACATGCCAATCTCGCGGGCCGTCTCTTCCGGGATGACCCCTTCGTCGACTTGGCTCTGCAGATCCGCCGGCAGGATCATGCCGACAGCCTGTTGAGACACATCGATGTAGGGCATCGCGATATTGAGAAAGCCTTGGAAGTCCCCCCGCCGCAGAGCGGCGCCCGCCTCCATCAGGAGGTTGACGTCGTCATTCTCTAGCTGGCGCGAGGTCTGGTAGTCGCGAAACTGGGCAAACGCCCGGGCATCGGCCTCGTAACGTTCGGAGGTCTGACGTGCCTCGTTGCGCTGGGCCAAAAGTTGCTCGATCCGCCGGCGCGTGTCGGGCTTGTACGTGTCAAGCTCGACATCCGTTGGATCGGACTGCAGAGGGTCGTCGGGTCTGGGTTCTCCCGTGGGCGGGGAAGGTGGCGCACCATCTGGCTCGCGGATGTCGGGGGACGGCTCGCCAACGATAGGGTCGGGGTCGAGCTTAACGACGTCCTGAACAGCCTTGAGCAGTTCCTGATGCTGGGCTTCCCGTGTGCCTGGCGGGGGCTGATGGTCGCCTGGTGACGGCGCCGATCCCGTCTCTTGCGGCGTAGATGACGGTGCCTGATCGCCGGTCCCAGGCGGGGCCGGCTCGCTCGACGGCGGCGAATTTACGTCTGGATCTGGCATCGCTAGGCCAAGAGCCTAGCGATGTCCTGTCGTGTTGTCTAGGACGTATCAGGACGCAGGATGCTGGGACGTGGGCCAGTTGACCGGGACCGCCCGCCACAGCAGCCCTGTCACGTCAGAATGTGGAGCGATATCAAGCCATTTGCCAAACCAGTGGCGCCCGCCGGTGGCCTGGTAAAGAAACTCGACGACGTCGTGACGGTAGGGGTATTCCTGCGCGTCGATCGAGTGCCAGGGTTCCATCACTTGCCCTTACGACTTGCCTTTACGGCTCGTCGGCTTGCCACCGTGGTAGTTAGGGCCACCAGGCGCGGCGCCAGCCGCGCGGGCGAGGTTACCGATAACGCCGCCTGGGACGCCCTGCGCCTTCAATTGCGCCGCGCGTCCCCCGTGCCCCAGCGTGTTGCTCTTGCCCTTATACGTCCCGGTCGTCTTGATGGAGCCTCTTGCCATTATTCGATCCCTCCCTCGTCAAGCAACTCAGCAAGGTTGTCACGCTCCTGGCGAATGTAGTCACGGATCAGCGCCATCGCCTCGGGGTCCTGACGGATACGCCGGGCCTCACGCAAAACCAGCACGTATTGCTGGGTCTGATAGCGCTGTTTTTCTGCGTACAAATCGCTGCCGGCGCCAAGGCCACTGCCATACCACGGCACGCTATAGGGACTTTGTTGCGCTGCTACCTTACAGTTCGCCTGCTCTTGGTTATCGGGCATTTTTCATCTCCTAGGGTGTCGCCTGGCCTGTCTGGTTGGTCGTACGGGGGCCGCCGCCCGGTGTGCCGGGGGTCATCCCGGATGACCCTGGCGGTGGCGGCACCAATCGAATTGGTGCCGGGATGCGCGGCGCGGTGATGCCCGATGTCGGCGGGCCGCCAGGAGCGTTGTGTTGCCCCTGCGGCCCCTGCAGATGCGGTGCGTCCGCAGGACGCATCCCAGGATGACCGCCGTCGCTGGCGCTCCCTGGCTGGCCTGGGGACGGCGCATTGGGCGCCCCGGGGCCACCCCCTGCCGGCATGCCGTTGGCTGCCATCCCGGCCGAGTTCATCGCTTCCATCGACGGCAGATGCTCGGCAAAAGCATCGCTGAGATCGAGGCGATCATCCATCCGCTTGATCAGCTCGTTGGCCAGCCACTCGGGGCTGATGCCTGGGACGCGCTGCAGGAGGGGCACGAGCTGCACCGCATTCTGCACTTCCTGGGCCTTGTTCGGGCGTCCCGTGCTGCCGGCCTGGACTTCGAGGTAGACATTGCGCGAAATGGTGTCGCGATCCATGTCGGGCCACACCGCACCGTCACCGACAATCTTGTTGACGGTATCTTGGCTGACATTCATCAACAGGATCTGCCCGCCGTCGTGGGCCATTTGCGTTAGCAAACCGTCCATGTCGTCCATCGTCGATGCGAGGTCGCTGCCGCGCGCGGCCTGGGCGACCGCGGTTTCCGTGGCCGTCGCGCGGTCGGTCTGCCCGGTATCCGCCTGCTGCTGCCCCAGGACGCGCAGCATATCCTCCATGCTGGGGTTGGTGTCATAGAGCGCCGGATCGATCGGCGGCATCTTGAACGGCTGCAGCAAGTCGTCGATCTTCTCGCCGACTTGCAACGCATTGAGTTCAATGACAGCATTGGCCGGATGCGTGCGCAGCTTGGCCTTGTCTTCCTCTTCGAGCCGCCCGCCGGCGACAGCGATCTTGGGGCGGTTCGCCTGGCGGTGCTCGCGCAGGCCCTGGCGCGCGCGGTTGAGTTCGAGCTGCATGTTCCACAGCAACTCGATGTCACTCGGCGGGAAGATGCGATCGGAATGATAACACTCATTAAAAACGAGTGGGTACCAGGGCCAGAAGCGGTCTGTGTAGACATCCGGCTCGGACGGCTCCTGCAGGAAGTCGGGGTATCCATCGCATACTGTGTAGATCAGGCGATCCTTCCGGTTGTAGATCTGCCAAACAATCGCGTAGACGTTCGACTGCATGTCCTGATAGCGCGCGTCCCGGGTGACATCGATGTAGGGCAGCGTTCCCTGGTCGGTATTATCCGGCTCGTTCAGCCCCTCGGCTTTCCACGCTCGATAGTTCTGACCAACATCGACCTTGTAGATCTCTTCAATCTGCTCGGGCAGCAGCATGTATTCCTCGGCCACCCAATCGGCACCCAAGAACTCGCGGAGGTTCTTGCACTTGAGGTCAGGGATGACCGCGGTGCTTTCGGGGTAGTCGAAGACCAGCCCCTCGCGGACGATGAGCTGCGGTTCATTCGCCAGCGCTTTGATCGCCAGACGGAGTTCTTCCGCCTTGGCTTCCTCCATCTGGAACTTTTCGTCGGCTAGGTCGGCCGCCAATCTTTCGATTGTCGCTAGTTGCTCGCTCATATCGGCGATCCGCGCCTCGATGTCGGGGCGCATCCGCATGGCGCGTTGAAAACCCAACTTGACGTAGGCCACCCCGGAGATGATGCCGCGGCGTACCGCCAGCTTCATCATGACTTTAAAGTTATGGACCTGGGCGTCGACATTGTAGTTGTAGAGAAGGCGTAAGCTATTCGCGACGCGGTCGAGCATCGTGTTGTACTGGTGAACACGGGTGGCGTCCTCAAGGATCGCCTGGGACGCCTGGTCGGGCGGCTGGCCCAGTGTCTGAGCCATCTGGATGTTTTGTTGCGCGATGGCCAGCGACTGCAGCGTCCCGTCCCAGACGACATTCACCATGCGCTCGCGGCGCTTTGCGGTGATCGTCGGGTTGCTGGCGTAGATCGCCGCGGTGCGTGACGAGACGTGTCGCAGCGCGATGTTGCAGATGTAGCGATCGTCCTGCATCCCGGTCGAGTTGGGCCACTGCTTGCCCAGCGCAAAATCCTGGCACATGCGCATGCGCTCAAAATACGGCTTCCAGTGCTGGCGGGCGCGCATAACGCGGGCGTTCCACACTTTGACCAGTTCGGCCCGGGCGCGCGGCGGATCGGGCCGGTCGCGCTTGATGACAGTCGGCCTGTCGCGCCCGGAGGGCAGATCCTCATAGGGCGCCTCGGGCTGCCAATCCTGGCTTTCGGGATCGAGCGAGCCGGGGGCGCGCGGGCCTCTGCTGTCGGAACCCATCTCACCACCCCGCCGCTTGCTCGCCCAGGACCGTCCAGCGGTCATGCTTGGCGCGTTGGTCTTTTAGCCAGCCCCAGGTGTAGGGCTTTAGCCCCTCGTCCTTCTCGCGCGGTTTGCTGACCGCGGCCTGCTGATCGAGGCCCAGGCCGATATAAGCCAAGGCATCGACAAAATCGTCGTGGGCGTCGTGGGGGAAGCGCAGGATCTGGTCCCGCGCCTCGGGCCACCAGGCGGCCAGTTCGGGGAAGTGCACTTTACCCATCGACATACGACCCGCAATGGATTGCGCTCGGGTTTGCTTGTCGGCGATCGGTGTCACTTCGACGATCGAACAGTAAGTGTGTTCCTCCTGCATGCGTTTCCGAAGGAACGGCCCGATCGACTTGCTGATATGGGATTTTTCCGCCCACCAGAAAAGTGGTCGCTGGGTGCGCATCTGCTTGAGCATGGCCTCCACGACAACATTCGTCGCCGCCTGGCGCCACCACACATTGCCCAAGATCCAGATATCGTCGTCTTCGTCGACACCAACGGGCACGATGCACGTCTTGTCGCGGCCTTGAAGGAGAGAAACCGCGTGATCGCTGGCCACATAGTAGCGCAGGCGCTTGGGCAACTGGTTGGGCCGGTAGGTCTTTAGATGCTCGACGCGGAAGAAAGCGCCGCCCTCGGGGGTCGGCCGGTTCTGGTAGAGGGCGGTAAAGCCCCGGGTGTCGGCTTTCTGAAGGTTGAGTAAATACTCCCGGCCAAAACGGCTGGGCCACAGGGCTTCGCCTCTTCGACGTCCCAGGACGTCGTTGTCCTCGGCCAAGGCCGGAAGGTTGATGATCTTCCAGCGCCGGGCTTCCTCTTGGTTATAATAATCGTTCACCGGGTCGATCAGGCGCCCGACGAGATCATCCATGTGCCAGCGCGTGGTGACGATAAGGGCGCGGCCCCGGTCGTCCATCAAGCGGGTCATGACCACTTGGTTGAACCACATCCACAGATGGTCACGGATCGTCAGGCTGTCGGCTTCCAGGCGGTCCTTGAGCAAGTCGTCCAGAAGGACGATATGGCCGCCGCGGCCGGTGAGCGAGCCTTTCTTGGAGCTGAACATGAGCTGCCCACCCTGGTGGGTGCGCAAGCGTTCAGCCGATTTGCTGTCGTTGCGCAGCTCGACACCCGGAAAGACCTGGGTGTAGGCCGGCGACTGCATGACGTCCCGGACAGCACGACCGATGTCCTGGGAGTAGGTTTCGTTGTACGTCCCATGAATGACGTGGCGGGTCGGCTGCCGACCGATAAACCACGCCGGCAACATGATCGAGACGAGCTGCGTCTTACCGTGGCGTGGCGGCAGGGTGATGATAAGGCGCGGGATGCGCCCGGCCTCGAACTCTTCGAGCGCGGCACCCATGACTTTGTGGAATTTCTGCGCGTCGTAGAGCGAGCGGTCGACGTCGTCGGGCATCGACGGGAACGGCATCATCAGCCGGGTGAAGGCAATAAGGTCGTTCTGCGCCTTGTCGATCGTGATCAGGCGCTTGAGTAAAGTCTCGTAACGATCCGTCTCGTCGTTCATCGCCCGCGGCGCAGGCTGGCCCGCGGCAAGGTGTTAGAGGTAGGGCGCCGCGGCAGGACGGCGAGGTTGGGCTGGGTTGGCATGGCAACACCGCGGGCGCCGGCGCCGGGCGGGGTCATGGGGCTGAGCGCCGGCATGCCCGGCGGGCGGGGCGCCGTCGCCGGGCCGGCGGGCGACGCCATTCCCATCGGTGTCCCGGACGCGCCGTAACTCGGGACGCCGGGACCGCCCGGAATACCAGGCGGACTACCGCCAAAAGGCGGCGACCCGCTTGGCGGCCCGCCTGGCGGCGCGCCACCGGCTTGCGGCGTCCCCATGCCTTGCGGCGGCATCAGGGACGTGGGACCGGAGGGCAGAGAGGGGGCGCCGGGCGGCATCTGACTTGGAATACCCGCCGAGGCGGGCATCATACCGCGCGGCGCCTGGCCGGGCATCGGCATCCCCGCGCTGCCGGGGCCAGGGGCCGCTGGTGTCGGCATGCCGCCGGCGCCGCCCCCCATGCCAAACTGCGCCATCATCGCCTGCATCTGCTGCATAAACTGCGGGGTGCACATGGCTCAGGTCCGGTTGCGGTGGTGACCGCCGCGGTGATGCTCGGTTGACGTCTCGGCGGTTACACCGCCAGCGGCGGCTTCGAGCGCGGCGACACGCGTCTCAAGATCGGTGATCGTCGTCGCCATTGCATCGACTTGGGTCTGCAGCGCATCGAGATCGTCTTGGCTGGCGCCACCGTCACCGCCGATCGGGACCACGGTATTGTCAAAACTGCCGGCCCATAATTTGGGCGACGCAGAGCCATCACCCATCTCGATGTAGAACTCGCCGGCTGCCAGACTGTCGGGCACCGGCGGGGCAAAACCGACACGATAGGCCGGCAGGATGATGACGGTTTCGGGATCGACAGGCATCGTGATCTCTCCTTCCACGACAGCATTTAGACCGGGCCATAGATGGCCGGTGTGCCGCCGGCAGTGACCCAGTTGCGGTGGGCGGTCTTGAGGACGCGCAGGACGCCGATCCCGGCGGGCTGCGGTGGCGCGACCAGGAGTTCCGGCGCAGGCGGCGGGGTATCGGGGGTGGTTTCGTCAGCCATCAATTATGCTCCCTCTCGCTGCTATCGCGCCCGCCGGGCGAAGATATGGCCGCCAGCGGAAACGGAGCCGCTGCTGAACCCGCTCTGCACGTTGAGAAAAACGGTCTGCCCGCCCGAGGTATTGATACGCTGGTAGGGGATTGGCCCTTGCCAGCCGCCGATACTGTTGGTGGTCAAGGCCACCAGCACTTCAGCGCCGCCGATTGTGGTCGCGACGGTATTGATGCAGGCGACGATGCTGCCCGCAACGGTACCGCTCATTGAAAAGATGAAGTCGCCCCAGACATCCCAATCCCCTGCCGTCAACGCCAGTGATCCGGCATTGGCAGCGACGTTGTTGGTTAGGCCGACAAACCCGATGCTTATACCGAGAAATTCGCCGACCTGACCGGCAGCGGCGTTGCTGGCGTTGGTTACGCCGACGATCCCGCCCGATGGCGTCACCGGACCCGTAAAACTAGCTGTACCGCCGAACGTCGCGTTGCCGGTGTGGGTTGAAGTCGTCGTAACACTGAGCGAGTTAGCCGTCAGCGCCCCCGTAACTGTTTCCGCCCCGTTAACGGTCAAAGGGCCGGCGATGCCGCCGCTGGCGGTCAGGGCGCCGGTCACGCCCAAAGTGCCTGTGACCGTCTCGTTACCGTTGACGGTCAAGGGACCGGCGATACCGCCGCTGGCGGTCAAGGCCCCGGCAACGCTGGTCGCGCCACCGATCGTCATCGTGCCGGTGACCGTCTCGTTGCCGGTAATCGCCAGTGGGCCAGGATTGATCGTGCCGCCGCTGAGGGGCAGATAAAGACCGCTCGCGCCCTGGACGACCCATTTTGTGCCGTCCCAGGTCCACGTCGTACCGCCGCTGGTGAATTGCTGGCCGTTGGTCGGGCTGGCGGGGAAATCGAGGGCCATCAGCGTGCCCCCTCAAGCGCTTCGAGCCGGGCCAAGAGTTCTTTAACCGCGTTGCACAACGCGTAGATCAGCGGGCCACTGTCGATGGTGTCGACTTGCGCCTCGCCGATGGTCGCGGTTCCTTTCAACTCGTCGAGCGCCACATTTTCGTGGATGAGGCCGACAAAACTTCGATCGGTCGGCAAGCCGTGCTCGCCGCTATAACGGTAGCTGACGGGTTCGAGCGCGAGCACCGCCGCCAGCCCTTCCGACCACGGCGCGATGTCGGTCTTGACCGTAGCCGAAGACGGCGCCGACCACGAACCGCCGCCGGGCTTGACCGCCAGGCTGGAAGTCACGCCAAACGAGCCATCATTTGGCAAGTACATCGAACTGTTTGGCCCCGGGGATGTATTGGTTAGCTGCAACTGACCGGAACTATTGAAGAACTGCAGCGTGGCGCGGATCGATGCCGAGGGATCGAAAAGAACAAGCGCCGGGTCCGTCGCCGATGCTGTGCCGTGAACACCAACATTATTGTTGCAAGCAACAGTACCGGAAAACGTCGCCTGCCCGTTCCCCGCGATCCGCAGCGTCTCGGTCAGCGTCGCGTCGGCCGTGGCGCGCCGGGTCGAGAAAACGATGTCGCCTTGCGTGTTGCCCCCGCCGTTGGTGGCCCAACCTTGGATCGCGGCAAACCGCCACGACTGGTTCGCCGCGCTAAACAGGATCGCGCCGCCCTGACCGGCGGCCGCCGTCGCATCGTCCAGTTCCAGGGTGTTGGCGAGATTGCCGACCGTGTTGAAGCCAACCGGACCCTGACCCGGGCCGGATACCAAGACCCTGGCGTTATTGACGCTGGTCGCCGCGCTAACGGCATTCACATTGCCGGCCAGCGTCGCATTGCCCGACAGGTTGAGCGTGGTGCCGGAAATCGCCGCCAGCGTTGTCGCGCCGGTCACGCCGAGCGTACCGCCCACGGTGAGGTTGCCGGGGCCGGCCAGGGCGCCGCCGGTTCTGGGCAGGTAGGGCGTGGCGACATCGATGGTCGGCGGGTTGGTCCCGCTGTTGAGGGTGAGGCCGGGGCCGGCTTGGAGGTTTAACGCGCCCTGCGGCACGGTGACGGCAACCCACTGGGTTGAATTTCCGTCGTTATAACGGATGAAAAGCTGCCCGCTGACGGTGTCAAACCAGGCGACCCCGGGATAGGCGTTTGCGGGGGCTGCCGCGGCGACGACCACGTAGCCACCCAGGCTGACGTCACTGGCATTGGATGAAAGTAGGAGGCGGTTGCCGCCGGCGGCACCCATCCACAGGCGCGTATCGGTGCCGAGTTCAACGCTAAAACTGCCCGGCAGCAAGGCCGCCGGCGGGTTGTTTGTCGTGGTGCGTAGGATCTGGACGGTCTGTTGCGCCATGTCAAATCCTCTAGTACGTGCCGCAGTCGATGGCACCAGCGCTCAGCGCTGTCGCGGCGCCGTTGCCGGTGATCGACATGCCATCGGTCGTGACCGGATGGTTGTCGACGTAGCTCTTGGTAACCGCCTGGTTGGCTTGGGTCGGGGCGCTGGCCGGGAGGATCAGGGCGTTGGTCAGGGTGCCGCCGCTGAGTTGGAGATAGGTTAGGTTAGCCTGGGTCAGGGTCAGGACCTGGGTCCATGCCCCAGCGTGCCTGCCATAAGTGTTAGTATCATTTGGCGCATCGCTAAAAGCGTGGGCGTCGACATATTGTTTGGTGGCGGCTTCGAGGGCGACACCGGGATCTTTTGATAAGATCAAAGATCCCAGCATGGTGCCGCCGGCGAGGGGCACCGTCTCGATCCACCCGCCATTATGCCGGCCGTAGACGTTGCCATCAGAGGGGGCATCGGTGCCCCCCGTCGCGGACGGGACAGCCCAGTAGACGACACCGGCTCCGCTGGTGGTCAGGACTTCGCCGTTCGTACCGCCGCCAATATCAAGAAATTGCGGGTCGCTGATATTGATCGTGCCTTGCGCGGCCGAGGTTGTGGTGGGGGTGTTGCGCCCCAGCGCGAGTTGCCAGTTGATACTCATCAGGCGGTGCCTGCCGGGGCGGCATCGATGAGGGCGATGCGGCTTTCGAGGGTGGCGATGCGGGCGTTGAGACCGGCGAGCGTCGTGCCGCTGGCGACTTGCAGGCTGATCACCATCCAGGCATTGGCGTCGCTCTGTGGGGGCGTGGAGAACTGGATAAACCCGGGGATGATCGTGTAATCGGTGCCGGGCTGTTGAATGATCCCGTTGAGCGATACCAGGCAAGCCGTTGAAGATGGCGGGGATAAGGTATCCCCCGCGGCATTCTGCAGGGAGAATTGCTGGGTTGTGCCGTCGAAATGCCAGATGGCTGTATTGACCGGCGCGGCAGAGGCTTGCATGGGGAGGCCGACAAGCATCCACTTGTCCGCGTCCGCTTGCGGCGCGGTGGTAAACGTGATGCTGCCGGCGCTGACCGTGAAATCGACAGTGGATTGCTGGATCACGCCGTTGAGCGAGACGACGCAGTCTTCGGCGCTTGGCGGGGTCAGGAGTTTGCCGGCGCTGTCGTAGAGCGAAAAAGCTGTCGTTGTGCCGTCAAAGGTCCAGCGATTGGTGTCGACCTTGGCGGCGCTGGGGACCGGGGGCAGGACGACAGGGACCTGGCCGATGACGACGATCTGCACCGTGTTCGGTGCAGCGATCGCGCCGATGACAAACGTGACGCTGTTGGTGCCCAGAGTATAATCCAGGGTTTCCAGTTGCTTGACGCCATTGAGGTAAACCAGAACTTCAGCCGCGGTGACGTCAAACGCGAGGGTGTTGCCGTTGTAATCGACCCCGCTAAAGGTCGTGGTGGGGGTCGTTGGGAGATAGAGAAATTGGTCGGCGTTGCCGGGAACCGGCTGGACGATGGGGTGCCAGGTTGAGCCGTCCCAGACCTTGGTGACCTGTTCGGTAAGATCGTAATACATAGCTCCTTGGGCGATCGGCTCACCGCAAGTATTTTGGGTGGGCGGAGAAGAATAGGCACCCAGCCAATAGTTCTGGATCTCGCAGATGGCTTCCTGGGTGTCTTGGTCGACGATGAGATGTGCCTGATTGGCCCACCATCTTGACGACCAGTGATCGCCGGTTATGTTCATGACCGCCAGAATATTGGGCGGGATCGTGTCGGGCATGTGTTCTGCCCAGGCTTGGGAAACAACGCTGTATTCCTCGCAGAGGTTGGCGTCATAATCGGCATCATTGGCGGAATTGCTGGCGTTTGTGGCCTGATTGGTGGCCGTTGCCGCCGCGCCCTGCGCGGTTGCGGCAGCAGTTTGAGCGGTGTTGCTGGCGTTGCCGGCAACGCCAGCGCTGGCGCTGGCCCCGGCGGCGCTGGCTTGGGCGCTGGTGGCCGAACTGCCGGCGGTATTGGCGGATGTGTTGGAAGCGCTCGCATAACTGCTCGCCTGGTCGACAAGCGGTTGAACCTCGGCCTCGACGTCGCTGGTGATGTCGTCGACGATGCTGGGGTCGAGCTGCGCCTTGCCGACGCTCCCGGGGATGAGCGTGCCATCGGTGTTGAAGACCGCAGCGTTGAACGTGATCAGTTGGCTAACGGCTTGATTTGTCCGGTCATATTCCGCATCCATGCGGTCGCCGGGCTGGGGGGTGGTGGGGAGGTTGGTGGAGTGGTCGGTAAACGAAAACTGACGGGAGGGCGGGGCCGGCAGGGCGGCCCTAATGGTGCTGCCGCCGGGGGCTATGCTAAAGGGTTTGGGGTTTGCCGCCATGCGTTGGCCTCCGTCGTGGCCAACTGTAAAATACGCTGGCCAACAGCGCAATACGCGGTTAGGGTTGGGGTGGTAGTGGATACCAATGACTTGAAGGCGCCGCGATCGGTGGGGGCACTCCTGGCGGCGCCTTCTCTTTGTGCTAAACTCCTGAAATGACCGACGAACTGCACTGCTCAGCCTGTGGCGGCACGGAGCGCCTACGCCCCTATTCGCCGTGGCACAACATCCCGATCTGCCGGCCCTGTTTCATGGTCTGGTATGACCCCACGGAAAGCATCGATGTGACTGACCCGAAAGCGGTGGGCGAGCTGAGCCTGAGACTGAAGGCGGCGGGTAAGTGGCCGTGGACAAAAGATAATCTGTGAAAATTTCCCCGCGAAGGGGGTGATAGACCACGCGGCCCGCGGGCCGATCCCCCGGGGGTGCGGACTAGCCCGCTGGCTGGCGTCCCGGGACGCGGCGCCGTCCCGGGCGCCGGCCGTGGCGCCGCGCGCAATGGTTTGCGGCCGGCGCCTAGGGCCGTTTTTGCACGCAACCATCCCTACGATAGGGGAAGGTTTATCGCGTCCTGCCAATGGGTTACGCGTCCTGTCGCGCCACAATGCCGCGCAATCTGTCCAATTCCGCCTCTAATTGCTCCCGGGATAGGGTCGACAGCGGCGCCTCTACCGTATCGCCCGAACGATCCTGCAGCCGGCCAATGTGGCCATCCATTTCCGCCAACGTTCTCAATGCTGTAACGCGAGCGGAAGCCGGCGCCCGGGGATCTTTGGTCAACTTGGTCAACTCGCGCCGGATAGCGTTATCTGGTTTACGCTCCGGTGGCGTTTCCTTATCCCCAAAAAGTGCTTGAAATTGCTTATCTTTCGACAAGTCGGGGAGCGGCGCCGGCCGTTCACTCTGGTTCGCTTGCGCATTCCTTATTTGCGACGCCTTTAAGCGTTGGTTTCGCTTGTTTTCTCGCCACATAGCGCGGCGACTAGCATCGCGTTTTTCCTTCGCTTGCCTCGCCGCTCCGACCTTGCGCCGATCAATCTCGCGCATACGGTCTAAGACCGCGTCCCTGTCCTGTCCTGTCATGTCCTGGCGTCCTGTAATGATCTAATCCAACCGCTAGGGTCGATATCGCGCTGCAGGAAGCGCACGAGCATCGCCTTAGCGCGTAAGGCGCCGATACGATGCTGCGCACGCAAGTCTCGCCATACCGACAAGCGCGCTAAATCCACCGGGATCAAACCTTCACGCTCCAACTGGCGTAGAACCGCGTGCGCTCGCTTATGTGGATTTAGCATTGCGTGCGCGTGTCCCCGGCCAGCATGACGATAGCAGACGTCCCGGCCGCGAAGCGTTGGACGTCTACAAACATGGCATTTCGGGAGGTACTGAAAACCGCTCCGATGTTCCGGCGCGATAACGTGGCGCGTCATGCGTCCTGGCCTAGTCCTGTCCTGTCCGTTATTTGCCATATGGACAAAACCAACGGCAACTGATAAAGATATATTCGGTTTCGTATGTATTTACGAAGCCTAATACAAACCAACTAAATAAAGGATCTACTAATGACTAGGTTGACTAACGAACAGCGCACGGCCCTACGCCGCGCAATCAACGCGCATCCCGACAAGGAAAAAATTGCACCGAACGTGCACGTTTCTTCGCTGAATAAGGACGCGTTACTTGAACTTGCGAGCAAGCTGAACCTGAACATCATTTGGGATGGCAGCGTTGCTCCAAAATTGGAAAGCGAGCCAATGACGCCACCGGACAACGTCCCGGCCGTTACGGGCGATGCGATCGATCAGGCAATCGAAGATGAGGTAGGCCGCATTCGTGGCCTACTGGCCACCGGCGGTTTCGCGCAACTTGACAGCGTCCTAAAAGACCTTGTGCGGGACGCGCGCAAGCCGGCCGAAATCATCTATCAGCCGGTGGCGCAGCAAGTCGGCGCCGCATCCCCGCTACCCATCGCCAAGCCGGTGAAGCAAGCGACATGGGGTGTCACCTTTGGCCTACGGGGAGCGCTCGCGTCCCGCAACGTTTCCATTTGGGATGCGCAGGACGCGCCGGCGATCGATCCCGACTATGTATGGCCAGCGTCGACAGGCGCCGTATTGTCACAAATGGCGCGCAAGCGTCACGTTTGGCTATATGGCCCTAAGGGGACAGGCAAAACGACGTTTGCCGAACAGATTGCCGCGCGCCTTCACCGGCCGTTATCGGTGATTAGTTGCGACGGTGGCATAGAAGCCATCGAGCTGATTGGCCAGAACCTCCCCAAAGATGGCGGTTTCGTTTGGCAGAATGGCCAGTTGCTGCAAGCGATCCAACGTCCCGGCTGCGTCATCCTAATAGATGAGCCTAGCGTTGCGCGGCCTAGCGCGCTGTTCGTCTTTCAACACTTGCTGCAGTTTCGCGAGATTTACATTCGCGAAACGGGACAGCGCGTGCAATGCGCGCCGGGAGTGTTGTTTATCGCGGCGGACAACACAAACGGGACAGGTGGCGGGAACAAGCACGGCTATACCGACACCAATCGCTTGAACGCGGCGACCTTAGACCGGTTTAGCATCATGGTCCCGATTGACTATCTGTCCCCGACCAAGGAACAGCGCGTCCTAGTATCCCGCACGGGATGCACGCCAGCGTTGGCGGATATCCTTGTGAAGGCGGCCGGGTTAACCCGGGCGATTGCCGCTAGCGGCAACATCGTCGCGCCCATCGGCTTGCGCCAAATGTTTGGTTGGGCAGAAACGCTAACAGACGGGATCGATCCTAAGGACGCGCTAGAGTTCGCGATCATTAGCAAGGCGCCCGAACAAGACCGGGAGACGCTACGGCAACAGTGCCTACTCGCGGTCGACCGTGCGGCGATTGCTGCAGCAATCAGCAACACGCCGGCGCCGGCGCCCGTAGTCCCCGGGACGTTCGCTCCCGTCATCGATGACGAAGGGAATTGAGCATGTTTGACAGCAACCATATCCCCTACTCGCGTGTCGTCTCGGCGGCACGCGATACGGCCGAAAAGATTTGCGCGCACGGCTCGCGCCGCGTTTCCGTCAACGTCACGACGCTAGGCGGCACTACCGCGAGCGTGAAGTGGGACTATGACACGGCAACGCTAAACCTCCCGACCATCCCCGCGTGTCAAATCATGTCGCGCGCGGAAGCAAACCAGATTGTCGGCCTAATCGCGCACGAGTGTTGCCACATTATGCACAGTGATTGGCAAGCGTGGGTCAACGCTGTCGCCGATGGCAAGGCGCTAAAGGAATTAACCAACGGAATTGAAGACGTCCGCATTGAACGGACAGAAATCAAACGTAGGAACCTCCCCGGGCTGCAGGACGCGTTGTCCGACACAATGGTTATGATGCACGGCAAATCACTTGCTGCAGCCATGCGCATGGGCCAAACGATCGGCACGCGTCCCGAACATGCCGCATATGTCATCGCCATCATGGGGCGCCTAGCCAATGGCTACGCGATCCCTAACGCGGCCGATGTTGGCCTAGGGATCGCGCCCGAATATCGGCCGGCGATTGACTACGCGTTGGCCAAGCTCCCCGGCTTGGCCAATACCTACGGCGCCGCGATGCTGGCTAGGGAAGTGCTGGCCATGCTGGCTGCAGCCAAACCAGACGATAGCCAGGGCGACGACCAGGGCGATGGCCACCAGGGCGACGACCAGGGCGATGGCCAAGGCGACGACAGCCAGGGCGACGACCAGGGCGACCAGGGCGACGACCAGGGCGATGGCCACCAGGGCGACGACAGCCAGGGCGACGACGACCAGGGCGACGACCAGGGCGACGACCAGGGCGATGGCCACCAGGGCGACGACAGCCAGGGCGACGACGACCAGGGCGACGACCAGGGCGATGGCCAAGGCGACGACAGCCAGGGCGACGACAGCCAGGGCGACGACGACCAGGGCGACGA